AGAAATTAGGGTATTTTTGTTTTCACAGTATACATTTCATGTGCTAAAAAGGTCGATGCGTAGAAGAGAACAATCCACATGTATACTGGAATCGACTGTGCGACAGGGCTTAAGAGACATCCTTCTCAAAATTCTTACTTCTATTCTTACACTTTGAGTACAAAAAGAAACCCCCTGATGGAAATCCACCAGAGGGTAAAATTTTTAGGTTATATGGCTTAAAATGTGCTTTCAAAGTGTTTGCTATATACTACTATCCAGCAACAAAAAATATAACTGGAGGTGGTGTACCATGTGGAAAAACCTTTCTCAAGCAGATCGCTCCGAATACCAAAAAATGATCTTAGCTTTTGCAAGTTTGACAGAGATGTTTGCACAAAAAGCTGAGACTGACGGTGCTACCGAAATCTTATTGAGCCCTATTATAAACTCAAAGTATCAGGAGACTGTTTTCCAGCGTGTTTTTAAGGCATCAGCGGAAGATATTGGAAATACTTCTTTTGATGCGGCTATTGCCCATACAGACGAAAATGGACACGTTGTAAAGTATCTTATAGGCATTAAAACATTCGGTATTGCTGCTGGTGCTCAAAAAGTGGCACAATTTAAAGCAAATCACGATGCTTGGGCTAAGACCATTAATGCGATTCGAGCTAATGCAATAGATGATAAAGGTAACACGAGAACAAAAAACGAAATCAGTCGTCGAAACAAAAAATTATATGAAGACCTCGCATCTGAGATTTCAGGCCTACGGAACTTACGTATAGATGTATCAGAAGCCAAGATACATGGTTTCTCCGTATCGGTTGAAAACGATGAAATTCAAACTGTTTACCACGTTCTAATGCCTTCAAAAAAGGGCGATAAACCATTTATATATGTTGGTGAAACTAATTACGATAAAATTGATATTGATAACATCAAGGTTTTAGGATGTACTTCTGCAAGTAACCCTACAAATTTTGAGTTTACTGACGGAAAGCATAAGTATAAATACACATCGGCTGATAGCCAGTTGTATATGGACTTCGGCAACAAAGGAATCATACAGGAAGCATGGGAAGTCAAATATGCGGATGACGCGTATGCTATATTTTCCAAGGTTGCCGATAAGATTTATGAACATAAAGAGGGCGTAAAAGCAGAGTCGTATTCTTGGCTGATCACGAATAACAAAGGCGAGGTAGAGCTATTTTCTGGTTTTAATAGTTTTTATGGAATCGGCTCAAAGTTGAGTAAGCAGGAGCGACTTGAACGCATAGAGCGAATTAGACGAAAATATAATGATTCTGTACCAGAAGAATCGCTGGCAAGTGTTTTGAATCATCTGAAAGACTATTTGACTGTAAAAGCAACGACTTCAGAAGAAAAGCAAAACAAGGTGAAAACTCGTAGGGAGTTAATCGAATACCTTGCACTTATCGAGAATAGAGATTTCAAGGAAGAGATTCTGAAAATCTTATTCAGACCAAAAGACGAATTATATATTCCGATTCCTAATTCAGTTAAGTTCCACACAGAGCACCCAGATTTTTTTAATACTGGTGTAGGAAACCTAAAGAAAACAAGTGATAATAAGTGGAAATTATCATTACCGAAAGAGCAATGCAAATTCACTCTTGTTTTCGAACCATCTGGCGATAAGATCGAATCTTTTATTACACAGGACGCAGGGAAAGCAATCGAATCTTATGAGAAGCAATCTTATTTAGGAGATTGGATATTAAGAAAGGTATTTCAATTAGGGGAATATGAACCGCTTACTGCGAAACGATTAAAAGAAGTTGGGATCAATGGAATTCGTTTAGTGAAATATCCCGATTCAAACGAAATTCATTTACATTTTATCTGGATTGATACAGACAAACTGCCAGAAGATTACATCAAATAAAATAAGCGGTAGAGTTATATTTGCAGGCTCTACCGCCTTTTATATCTACATTACCCTAGCGATTTCTTCGGCAATCCTGCGAATGACAGAAACACAGACCGAATTTCCTGCCTGTTTGTATAATCTTGACTCAGACATATCGGTTGGGAGTTTAAAATCTGCAGGGAAGCCCTGAGCATTAAAACACTCATGCGGTGTCATCTTTCGTATACCGTATTTTGTTTTAACGAGACAAACATTATGACCGCCTTCACCTTGATTAGCGGTTAGTGTTGGAACTACACCAGACATGTTCTTCCGGACGTATTTTCTTCTCCACTGGTACACAGTATTTGGGTCGTCCATGGCAGCGTTAAGTTGTTCATAAATGTCGCCCTTATATTTACCAGGTGTGTAATAATATTTATCGTCCAACTTATCCTCAAAATTGATAATCTGGTTTAGTGTAGTTGTTAAAGGAATTGGGTCTGGGAATTTAAACTTCTCACATTTTCCCTGGTCTTTAAATCCAACAATATAGATGCGTTCTCTATTCTGGGGGACATTGCCATATTCCATTGCATTTAAAACTTTGTATTTGATATGGTAGCCCAGTTCTTTTAATGCGTCAGTAATAATTTGAAATGTTTTCCCACCATCATGACCAACGAGATTTTTCACATTTTCAAAGAATACAACTGGAACATCATTCTTTTCTAACAATCGGATAACTTCAAAAAACAATCCACTTCTCGTATAAGCCCCGTCAGCTTCATATAAGCCTTTTCGTTCTCCTGCAACTGAGATATCAGTACATGGAAAACCTGCGAGGTATACGTCAACCTGGGGAACTTCCGTGTCTGTAACATCCACGATACTTCTATGGTCTACCTTGATATCATTGTTCAATTCAAACGTTTTTACTGGGTATATATCAAATTCATTCGCATATACGGTCTGAAATTTTCCAGTCTGCTCAAATCCAAGGTCGATTCCGCCGACGCCAGCAAAAAACGATGCACATTTGAAGGGCATAAATCCTCATCCTCCCTATATTGTGTTTGTAAGTTTAATGGATTCTATAAGAGTTAATCAATGCGTTTGGCTTTTTTACCGCATCAAGTCCTTTGTCATTCTATTACGACAAACAATGGTAGCTATCTCATTCTGACCTAACGGACAGTAAATTCCTGTGCCAACCCGCAACTGGTATTCTTACACTTTGGGTACAAAAAGAGACCCCCTGGTGGATTTCCATCAGGGGGTAAAATTTTGAAAGGTTTTAGGGGTTATTTTCCAGAAGATGCCCCTACCATCTTCGTAATGTAGTTGGCAATTGCCTTGGCGATATCAGCTCCCAATTGGTCAATCGGAGTCCCCGCTGGAAGCTGTGGTTCTTCTTCAGCAGGTTCTACTGGTTTAGCTCGTCCTACACGGATAGCCCATCCACGAACTTCACCCACGTTCCACTGAGGGGAACGCCCATGGTAAGTAGTTGGCTTAGGGGCATCTCCTTTACGAACAAGGTTATCCCAAGCGATCGGCCCAATCCCGAGATAGAATGCACAGTCGATACGACTGGCAAAAGCATCGTCAGGAACGGTAACGCTAGCAATGTCAGTACCAATTCTCATATCAATCTCCTTGGAGCTTCGTCAAATCAATTTCCCACACACGTTGTCTAGTAGTGGTGAGGTTCGTGTTTTTCCCGAGAACCGCTCGGTTAGTCGTGCCAAGAAGGATGCCTAACTTTGTGAGTTCTCGAACTATCTTTGCCACGTCAATACGGTGATCAACACACCATTGGCGAGCATGGGTAGTCTGGATAAGCAGACGGTTGTTGTACTTTGGGTCAACCAAGTTACCAGTACTCTGGATACGTCTACCAACGATCCCCTGTGGGCAGGAGACTTGGTAGGGTGCACGGCCATTTGGAAGGTCGTACGTATCCGTGGTAATGATGCGAGGAGACAAATCCAACACCATATCTGACAACGTATCCACAGGATCTACCATGGAGAAATCAGCTTCATTGACGATCATTCTGCGAATGGCCGTGATAGCGAAAGCTTCCAACTTATCTAAGTCGAAGTCAATCACACCTAATTTCTTCATGATCTTAGCTGCGGTCATCGTACAGGCGATGTGGTTTCGGAAGTAGCGATACCGAGGTTCGGTAACTAAGTCTTGAGCCTTCAGCAACCCATCCATGCTTTCTCTAAGAAGAGCCTTAACCTCTTTCTTGTGAGTAACCATGTACTTAATGAGCGCATGCCCCGCACAACCCTGGTTAGCTTCCATCTCAGATAGAGCATTGGAAACTTCCAGAGGGTTGAGGCGTGGGATGTCATACTCATCTACACGAATCTCGAAGAATCGCATCACCTCAGCTTGAACGTTACCGTTAGTGGCTAGACGTTCGCGAATATTAGTGTTACCCGTGATAGCAGTGTGTGTTCTCCAAGATTCTCGATTAGAGAAGACCACATGTCCAGCAGCCGATTTCAGTCGCATCGGTTCTGTACCGTTGGAAAGGCTGAAGCACAAGTTAGAAAGCATAGATACGTTCATGTTTGTTACTTCGTCAAACAGTACAGGCAGATTACCCATCGTACCTAAAAAAGCAGCCTGAGCCTTAGCGGTAGCCCCCTGGACACCTGCAATGCAGAGACCTGGAGAGGCTTGGCCAAAAGCATACAGCCCTGCAAGGGCAGCAGTACTCTTACCTTTCCCAGAGTCAGCCCCAGTGAGTGCACATGGAATGCCGTTGTAAGTCGGCTCACAGAGATCCACCAGAGGAGCTGCCCACAAGGAGCAGATCAAATACTGCATGGGTTGCATACCATCACGGTTGTATACCCAGTTAAGGTTTTTCGAGTATTCCTCAATCGTCCCTATGGGGGCAGGGAATACCGATTGCTGTGTCAGTGCATAACCACTGAGAAGCACTTGTTCGTTCGTACCGTTAGGACGGTACAACCGTTCACCGATGAGGAAACTCCCATCGGGCTTCCAACCGAAAGAAACGTGGGTCGTAACGACCGACTGCTCATCGGTCAGCTTCTTTACAGAATCTTTAATGTAAGCGTGCATATGGATGAGAGCGTCCTTTGTGTTGTCAGTGAAAACTTCATACGATCCGAGGAGTTTCATCAACTCACTGCCACCACCACCGACCAAGTTGCCAGGGATTCTAAATTCTCTAACTAGGCCTCGTGGAAGGTGAGCACGAGCAACGAAGGCCATCTTTGCGTCTGCTTCCTGAATACGTGTAATGAGGTAAAAGCGCACTGGAGAGAAGGAGTGAGGAGTCAGAACACCGTCCTTGTTGGGGATGATGCGTACCATCCGAGTTCCATCCCACGTATACCCAGAGGGTAGTTCTGGAATTTGGATCTGGACTGGTACATCGATCTCAGCGTCCTGGCTCTCCAGTGTGGCAGTTACCGTCTCACTTTCCTGCTGAGGTTCGACTCGTCCAAGCACGATGGGGGTTTTGATTTTCCCACGGAATGGACAATTCTTACACCCTTCAGGATTGCAAGACTCAAAGAAAGCGCACGTTGTCGGAGCAGAACCCCACGTGTTATAACGCGTATCCACGTCAAGACTTGTGTGACCTGTTTCCGCACGGCGTGCGCTCCATTCACGAGCAAGCTCGATACCTTCTTCGCTATGCTTGATGATTCCAATGACGCCACGCCATTGTTCATAGCCAACGTCCCCCTGGGTGTCTCTCATCTGAGCAACTTGTTTACATTTATCTGCAACTAAGTTAGCATAAGAAGGCATTGAAGTGTGAGGGATGGTGGACTCAGGCTCATCTGTTTTCATCCAATCGGGCGTGGGTGGCAATCCGACCCCCGAATCGGTGATAGCCTGTAACACCAAGCTGATGAACACTGTGGTATCCACCACCTCACCTTCATGCGCTACCTTAACCTCCTTAGGATTATCGGGATTCTTTCGGTTAAAAGTCCCTACTGGTCGGAGGACTGAAGCGAAGTCTGCAGTGCGGGACGGGTCAGCAAGTAACCCATCAACCTGCATTAAACTCTTAAGAGCACCTGCAGTTTCTACCCATGCCTTGGGTGGTAGTTCTTCAGATAATCTCCAGTAAGCGTGGAGACCGCGCCCCGAGTTAACCATCATCGGGATTGGAAAGTTGTACTTTCTACACCACAGAATTAAGGCTTTAGCTCCCTCGTTCTGCGTGGCATAGCCCTTGCCATCTCTGGCTTTGTCTTCTCCACAGTCGATATCAACCCAAAACGCTTTCGCAGAAAGCCAGTTGGTTGATGTGCGAGCGATGAATTTGCCTGTTTCATCTTTGTGAGGAAGGTCCTTGTAGGCAGAGCAAGCGTGGTAAACGCTTAGCCCTTTGCGATCTAGTTCGATTGCGCACTTAGCGGCTTCATCAATCGAGGCGAAACCTTTATGTCGCATCCCCTTATCGGTTTTGACTGCGATGAGGTAAATGCCCTCGCTTGGAAGAATCGCTTTCAGAAACTCGTTTGTATTCATATCACTCCCGCTGTTGAAATAGGGGGCTTGTTTGCCCCCTATTGTTTAACGACTTCTCACAGCGAAGGCGATCACTGATCAAACCCTAAGCCAGAAAGCAGCGCGCCTAAATCGTCAGCCGTCTCAGCGACCTTTGGTTCTTCCTTAGGCTCAGCCTTGGGAGCAACCTTTGGTTCAGCTTCAACTGGCTTGACCTCTGCCACGGGCTCGATCTTAGTCGGGGCTTCACGTGGCTTGTCCATCACCTTAGCGATCACTGCGTCAGCCTGGGCTTCCGCAGCAGACGTGGGAGCGGGCATCGGAGCGGGCTTCACTGGCGTAACAGGAGTCGGAGGAATCGGAGCTTCCTGAGCGGGAGCATGAGCCGAACCTTCTTCACCATTGACGATGATCGAAACAAGTTCCGATTCTGCGATGTCTTTCACGCGGAGGTACGTTTCCTGATCAAGGAAAGCACGAGGAGTGAAAACCAAGCGCGGAGTGGCTTCTTTCGGCTCAAACGCAATGCGCGTGATCACACCCTGGTACGGAGCTTTGTGCTTGTTAAGTAGCGCACCGTAATCGCCAATGGCGCGGATACTGGCAGGAGGAACACGAAGCATGATCGGTTCATCCAAGTTCGTGGGTTCAGCGAGAGCCACACGGACGTAGTCCGCACAGGCCTTGCCTTTACCCACCGTACCGTTCACACCACGGGCAGAACCCCAAGCGTTATGCGGGCAGGTAGCACAACATTTGCACTGTGGATGTTCCACAGACGGGTCAGGTGTGATACCATTATTGGAGTAGCATGTCGGTCGTTGGTCTTCAGCGTTTTCGTTGAAGCCGTTGGCGTAGTACGACTTGCTCTTGTTTGGTGACACCTTTAGTAATACGATGTCAATAAAGGTGGCGGGGGATTCTGGGTCTCTCGGGTTCGGGATGACCTTACGTTCGCCAGTCTTGACGAGCGAGAACACCTTGCCCTTGATCGATATGCTACTAAACCCAGCACTCATGTGCTTTGCGAGGTCAGAGTTGCTGGAGTCCTGACGCATGAAGTCAGGAACGAGACTGTTGTTTTCAAATGGAATGAGATTGCTACTCATAATTTTCTCCAATAGAGATCGGGGTTCTTGTTAGCCACGACGGAAGCCAACCTTAACACGGCGGGTAAGGTTAACACCAGGGGGCAATGCTTGGTTTGCGTCCGCATATTCGGACACGGCGGTCTTGTTGGCCTTGACATCAAGGAAATCAAACGCACCTTGCGAGGTAACGAAGTCCATGAACGCGCTCTTGTCAGCCACGGTAACCGAAGTAGCCGTGGTGATGTAAGCCGTACCAGATTCGGTCTTGGCAGAATCCATGCCAGAGGCATTCAAAAGCTCCATCACACGAGATTCTATTTTATCAAGAGCGGTCTTGTAAGGTTCAAGTTCTTTCTTGTGGGTTGCTTCGATCTCGGCGATCTTGTCGCGGACGCCAACGTACGCGCCGATCAGATCATTCATATTATTGGTGTCCATATAAAGACTCCTTGTCAATCATGATTATAGTATACGTTATGTATACCCTAAAAACAAGTCATAAGAAATTAGGGTTATCCCTAACCATATCCAGCAGCAAGCCTTGCAACGATTGTTTGTCGTTCAAGCGTTGGTAGACTTTCTCCTCCAGAGAGGTGGAGACCATCTGTACAATCACTGTCGCACGAGTTTGACCTGGACGGCGTACACGAGCGCAAGCCTGTTGATAGACTTCGTTCGAGTAGCATGGGCCAAACCAAATAATCGTTGTTGCTGCCGTTAACGTTAACCCGTGGGACATCGTGCCTGGATTGGCAATAATGACCTTCGGGGTATCTGTATTCTGGAAGTTGTGGAAAATGTCATCACGCGCTGACTTGGACGTGCTTCCATCTACCACTGCAACTGTGTGTCCTTGTTCAACAAGGTACGCACGAAGTTGTTCCAGTGCACCAGAGAAGGGGACGAATATGATCGTCTTACCTTCAGACTCATTCACGATCTCGTCTACGGCCTCGAGTCGTGGCTTGCAGTCGATAGGCAAATACTGGTCGCTGTTCCCGTACACCACACCACAAGTAATCTGCATGAGTTTACTTGCTTTGACGGCTTCGTTTACAGCGAGAACATCACCACTGGCAATCTGTGTGCGGAGCTTCGTGGCCATGTCCTTATATGCCTTCTTCTGCTCAGTTGTCAGCTCTACCTTTCGAGTCATGACAATCTGTTCAGGGAGATCCACCACATCATCCAAAGCAAAACGTATTGCTGGTTGCATGAGTCGGTGTACCGTATCCACTGCGTCCTTCTTAGGGACGTACTTAAACTGCGAGAGTTGCATCATGGTCAGGTCGCGGAATCGACCAAAGAACCGTGGGCAATCCTTGTTCGCAGGGTTAACCAAACGAATCTGCGCATGAGCGTCCGTGGGAGAGTTCGGAGTAGGAGACCCAGTAAGCCCCCAAACTCGGCGAGTTCCCAAACACTGCTTATTGCAGATGTTGTTTGCTGTTTTCCATCGAGCTGCCCCACCGTTACGGAAGAGGGCAAGCTCGTCAATAATGATGAGGTCGATGTCCTTGCGCTCGGCAAGTTCTTCCTCAACAATCTTCAACCCGTCAGTGTTGATGATATAGATGTCTGCAGGTTCAGACAAAATCTTCTTTCTCTTGTCCCGTGGGCCATACAGCACCCCTACATTGAGGTCGGGGAAGGAACGGAAGATTTCATCAGCCCATGTGCGTTCCATCACAGAGATGGGGCAGATCACCAATGCGCGGTGCACCGCACCGATTCTGCGCATGTAGTCGTAAGCCCACAACGTTGTAATGGTTTTACCCAAGCCCATGCTATTCAGAATGAAGCATCGGCGGTTCATGGAAGCAAACTCCGCAGTAGTCTTCTGAGCGTCAAACGGTTTAAACCGTCCATCATATGGGTAGTAGAAGTTCATCGGAGATGGAACATCAAAACCCAAGTTCCTCAAGACTAACGTCTCATCAGGTTTGTGCGGAACAGCGACATAACCGTCAACGCCTTTAAAAGAAAACGCTTTTGCAGTAGGAATTACTGTCGTTATCTTTGCAGGGTCTCTCGGGCGAAGAATGACCGCTTTATGCGCCTTATCAATAATCATACTAATCTCACATGTGGTTTGAGGATTTACCTTTTCTCCATCCTCGGTTAGTTGCACGAGATCGAACTCGGAGATTACTTCGGCTGTTCGATCCACCCGCGTCCAACGGCTTCTTGTGATCCACGTCCTTGCCATCGCCTTTATGCACGAGACCTTCTCGTTCAAGCTGACGACGAGCTGCATTTCGCATTACACGCTTTTTCACATTCTCTGGTCGTGCCTGATACTCAGCCATATATTCACGCTTTCGTTCAGGGCTTTGTGGCATACACTTTCTCCTTAAAAAGGTTTTCGTATTGTTGTGCTCGTTGCCATTCATCACGACATTCTACACAACACCATCTGCGGTTACCTTCAACAGGATCACCGCACCACAAGCACTTACCTGTGGCTTGAGCTTCAAGCTCGGTAGCTTTCTTGGGGTCAATGCGCGTTAACGCATTAATCTCCTTCTCAGCTAAATCAACTTCATCCATCGTCTCTCCTTGTTGGCTCATGACTGCCCCTACTCGGGCAGGTGGAAGTCAACATCACCATTAAGCCGTAATTTATTTAACGATTCAATAACGCTATTTGAATTATCCACCACAACTGAAACTCCATAACATTCATGAATACATTTGAGAATGTTTCGCTGATTTGCGGTTGTGTTTTTAATTTTACCAGGGGCTTTTGTTTCAATCCCCATAAATACCCCCATGGTTTTACCGACCATATCGGGGGTAATTGTTACGGGGACACAGGCTAGAATATCGGGGATTCCAATTACGCCCATGCCGTTTTGCACGGGCATGAAATGCCATATCCCAGCCTTCTTCAAAAACTCCTTGGTAGCTTTCTTTACTTTACCTTCAGGAGTCAAGCCTTCCTCCCGAAAGAAGTTCCGTGGTTTCAACAAAGGTCATCTCGATCACTTGCTGTGCTCGATCGTACCCTTCCTCATACCCGTCGGCGAAGCCAACCTGATAGGCAGCATTCACTGTGGCTTGGAGTGTGTCGTTCTCAACAGTCCCCTTATCGCCCTTGGAGTAGGGGGGATTCAACTTGACATACTCGCTTAACCACAGACCCAAAGACGCGCTAGTAAACGCCACGTCCTTGATTGCTTCCGCGCAGAAGAGACCAACCTCATTGCACGTGCTATCTTCAGGAACATACGCCACTCGGGTGATACCGTGCTCTCTGTCGGCGTCCGCATAGCAGAAGAGTTTCAGCTCTGCGATATGCTCTTCAAGAGAGTCGATGGCTTTCTTGGCTTCCTCAGGATCGTCATGATACATGGTATCAATGACACCCCAAAGATAGTCTTGGAAACCATGGCAACTCACCATGTAGGCGCACCATTTCTGGTTGCCACCCGTTTTACCGTCTGGCGATTCACCAAGTCCAACCTGTTCCACCCAAACATCCACGCTAATGGGCTTAGGTGTTCCCAGTGTGTCTACGCTAATTCCGTAAATAAACTTCGTATCGGGATCAGCTGGCTCATCACACGGGAAGCTACGGATTCTATCCATCACATCGATGGCATCTACTAAACGTTTTCTCTTACTCAAGTACTTATTAGAGGACATAACGCCACTCCACTACAGACCACAATAATCACAGTCCTTAACAGGACACCAGTTTTTACATAGACCACTTGGGCATTTCCGCCACTGATCTGAGTCGTACGAACGCTGAAGTCGAGCCACCAGTGGAAGCCAAAGCTCCCAGATCTTGTGCTTCTCCGAAGCGAGATACGTCTTCTTATCCATGACCTTGTCCTTTAACCAGACAAAACATGTATGGACTTGTTCAAGTTCAGGCCAGTAGGCGAAGGCGAACCCTGCATACAAAGCAAGCTGATCAGAGGGTTTTCGTTTACCAGTTTTGTAATCGAAAATGATGGCTTGCTTGCCGTTCTTGATCACCAAATCAGCAGCTCCACGCGACCACGCAGAACTCCAAGAACATGGCTGAAATGAGTCATCGATACTAAAACGATACTCTGGAAGCTTTTCCCCAGGGATCGCCTTAATCTTGTCGACTAACGTCTGCCACGTCTCACATTCTTTGGGAAGAGGATCTCCATAATTTACTGCATCTTCAAACGCTTTGTGAAGCTTTCGCCCCCAAAGAATTTGTTCAGAAGGAGGGAAATCTTTGATATCCCTCAATACTCTGAGTCTATAGTATTTATGCGGACAGCTCACGAAATTATCCAAAAGGCTTGCTGTCCAAGGAGGAAGTGTGCTCATATAATACTCCAAAAAATTTTTGTATCGTTATGAGCACACTCATAGAGAAAATCAATTCTCAGTAGATGTACTCATAACCCTAATGCTCTGCCTTTTTACGCATACGATCATTAAGCTCGTCTGCATAAGCTTTCTGAACAGCGTGGCGGTTAGTCCCTGGGGACTCCTTCACTCTCTGTTCCAGAGCTAACTTCCATGTGCGTTGAAGCTCCTTGGTATAGGACTTGCGCTCTTCGCTTGTCATACGTCTTCCGAGATGTTTTTCTCGCGCAGCGACCGCATCGTTTACACGCTTGCGGTACTTGGCTGCGTTTTGACGTAACACCTCTTTACGGCGTTCCTCAGCCGTGGCATTGCCAGTGGCTAAGGCCTTCTCGAGACGGGCGATTTCACCCTCTCTACGTTTGTCTGCCTCATCAACAATCCTGATAGCCAAGAAGGGATCTTGCCTTGCAATGACTACAATCTCATTGAGTGCTTCCATCGCGTAATACAAGCGTGGAGGCTTGGGAAGGTTCTTGATTGCCGTACGTACACGATCACTGCGGGATTTGCCGTATAGCTTATCCAGCAATAACGTGATCGCTTCTCGTAACCGCAGTCGGTCGTATACGATCCCAGCGTCCGTTTCCAAGTGTGTGTTGTCTGACATAGTTAACCTTACGTGTGTTGTGAGTGGATATACATAATGGTCATGTATATACCTGAGACATAGTATATCCCGTATACAAATGTATACGCAACATATTTCAGACTAACTTTGTCGACTACTTCGCTTCTCCGTAGTTCTTGCCTTTCCCTGCATCGCAGGAGACTGGCAGTGTCTTTGCCCATTCAGGCGGTTTACTCATGATGACGCGCATCATCTTCTCTGTGTTCTCCGCTTCATCCTCTGGGACTATAACGATAACTTCGTCATGTACCATGTGGACTACTTTGCGGAGTTTCCCGTCCTTCATCTTCTCAGAACGTTTTTTCAGAAGATTGTTAATCTCTAACATTTGGTATGAGACAACAATTCTTGCCAGAGCTTGGATAATGTTTTCCGTTAAAGCCCCACCATATAATCTCGAGCGGAATCTCTTTTTACGATACGTATATTCCGTCCAACCTTTTTCATTAAGCTCACCTTTTATATCAGGGTATCTTAATTTCATCTCATTAGGTAGACATATTTGCCCGTATATTCCCGAGGTGTCCATATTCACGTAACTGGAAACTGGAAGAGATAATCCAACCCCCACGTCATACGAATACCCAGACTTCATGGCTTCAATGGCCTTACCACACTCTTTCCAGAGCTGAGGGATCTTGGGGAAGGTCGTACGGTAGATACCTACGATACGTTCACACTCTTCTAACGGCAGGTCTACACCGCCATTCTTCAATGTGAGACGAAGCTTGTTCGCTCCCACTGAATATCCGAGACCCAATACGCAATTATGGGTAATGAGTGGACCTTTATCTGTGCGTACAACAAAGCGGTGACGTGGTCCTGCATTCGCGATGTCGTACACTCGAGTAAACCCAGCCTTGACTTTAAGTCGGCGGAGCTTCATGTCTGTACATGGATTAGGGGAGAGATCACGAGCACAGTTATGTGCTTTATCCGCAAGCTCCTCATCCAAGGCAATCTGTTCCCACGTAACCCACTCATCTCCCGTCCAGATCTTATGGTCTGGAGTAGCAGAGAGCCCATACGCAGTAATGACACAGCGATCACCTTTGTCGATCACACCACCATGGTGTACCCAGTTCTCACCATCCCACACACGATCCCACGTGCGAACCTTCTCGATAGGTTTCCAACCCTTATCCGTCAGGACACGAGTCCCAGCAGCGAAACAGGTCTTACCCACGAAACGTTCCTTCGGGTGATCATGCTTGTTGACCTCATGACCAAACACCTTTGAGGCAAAGATCGAATACACATCAGCGTTACGTCTAAAGTCATCGAGCAAGTCTTCCTGCCCTGCGAACCACGCAAGCGTACGTGCTTCAATCTGGGACGAGTCGCAAGCCACGATCATATGCCCCTCTGGAGCTTCGATAGACTCACGCAACGCCCCACCACGTGGAAGGTTCTGAGGATTGGTGGTATCACCACCTGAGTTGTGAACTAGCTTTCCGTTAGCTACAAACCTATTTCTCGGTCCGCAATCAAGGATGTCGTACACGTGGGCGACCTGCATTGGTACGGACTTTTCTAATGATTTCATCATCTGTTAAACCCTCTTTCACAAACTCCCGAATACGCTCAATGCCAAACTCGGGCTTGAGTTTCTGGAGTCGTTTTACTCTTTCCCATTCAGGAGAGCATGTTTTCTCTCGCTTATTGTTAGCCTGTGTAATCCGGTCAGCCCACCGTAGATTGCCGGGTTCATAGCCACGATCATTGTCTATTCGGTCGATGGATTCTCCCTCTTTCGGGTAACCAAGATTCTCCACAACCCACTTTGCCATCTCGGTAGCAGAAGCAAATGCCACAGTTATTCCGCGACCACCATAGTTTTCGTAGCCAACTGTGCTCGGGTTGTTACATCGAGAAAACACGCCTTGACATCTCTGCCGAAGGCTAATCCACTCATCAGAAGTTTTCCTGACTCCCTTCATCTTGGCCGCGTTGGTGCGTAGACGAGTAAGCTGATCTTCCGTAAGCTCAGACATCCGAAGCTTACCTGCACAGCTAGCGCATCTAAGCGTTTTACTAACCAACAAGTCCCGAACACGAACAGTGTACTCCTTGCCACAAGAGCACCGAACGGGTACTTTTATTCGTCCGTTAGACACCTCATCCAAGCTAACCAACAACGTTAACTGACACCCTTCAGTCGCGAGCTTTTGGCGCAATTTCGAGCGTGTAGCCTCCGAGGCTTGCTTCAAGTAAGTCGATCGGTCCTTCCTCATTTACCTGTTCCTCCACATATACCCGATGGTCGGGGGTTCCTGTAATACCTTGGTAGGTAATAACCTCTCGTTCACCGCGATCAACAAGACCACCATGAGACACAAACTCAACTCCATCCCACACTAGATCTTCGTCTTTTAATGCTTTTAACTCTATATCTAGTACTTTCTCGTTACGCTTTACCGTAATGATGGTGTCACCTGCCAAACAGAAACGTCCCGTGTTCACAGCCCCGTAGTAGTTGAGCATCACTGGGAACGCCCCACGCTTGGCAATATCCAAGAACGCTTGTGTACGTGTTTCTTCGATGGAACTCTTCAGCCCCATACGCGCAGATACAAGCGTCTGTATACGCTCATCAGGGTGTTCGAGAAGTGCTTTGAACTCCTCGTCCGTCTTTGCAAACGCATACGTTTCCTTGCCAGTTGTCGGCGATGTCTTTGTCGGTGGTTCAATTCCAGCATCCCGCAATAACTGAGCAAACTTCTCGTTACTCGTAAACTCTTCACGAGCCACACCGATCTGTGCAATAAGGTCTTCACGCGCCTTCACTACCTTCGCCAGATGCTCCTCAAGAAGCTTCTGATTAAGTCTCAAGTGAGGCTCGGTAAAGAATCGCACCGACAGATCAATTAGATCCAACTCACTTCGAGTAGTCGACTTGAACAAGTGTGGGAGTAGGGCGTAGGTTAAGTCCACGTCCAATATGCAATACTCACCAAACCGTTTCAACTCTTCAGGCGTAAAGTCTTTGAGATGCTTGCCCTTGGTTGTATAAATTTCAGTACCCTTATGGCCAATGCCATAGTACTCAGAGAGCGCACGAAGCGAACCACTGGATTCCATCCCCACCACGGGGCGAGACAAACTCAAGGTATCCACGATGAACTTCGGACGAACATCGTACCGCCAGTTCATGATCGCCATATCGAACGCTGCATTGTGTGCAACACAAATATCTTTGTCGCAACCGTACCCAAGCAGGGCATCTTTAATCACACTGTCCGACCCTGTTACCCACACCGTGGGGGAGGAATCTTTCTTGAGTCCCACTCCGATCACCTCAAACTCTGGCGATCTGATGTAGCTTTCAGTGCTCATCTTTGATAGACTAAAGTCGCTTGAGTAATACGTTTCAAAGTCTAACGTAACCATTCAATCTCCTTTGCAGGAAGTGCTACCTTCCTGCATGATTCTAACATAGATATGTATATGACGTATATACGTCATAACTCGTTTATGGTTCTGGCGGAGATAGCAATCTACCATCCAGTAGTGCGCATGCTACCTCCGCTTCAACTTCACTTTTCGCTTCCTCCAAATTCATAAACCACTTTGCAGGTACATTCACCCCTTTAGACCCATCTAAGAAATAGGTGGCATAGAGGCGATACCCCTCAGGAAACTCCACATGCTGAAACATGTGTGGAGGAGATCCTGTGTAGTCCATGATCACAGCAGCAGGAAACTTCTTTTTGAGTTTGGATGGGTTATCCGCATCATAAAGCTCACAGTTATAGAACCATTGCGTTCGCCCATCGCAACTCTTAGGGAACTCAGCCCAATAAAAGTTGACCATAGGCGTTACTCCATCATCAAGACTTCACCGAAGGGGACGTTAAACCGATTACGAGAAGCCCCTGGGTACTTAATAACCCATAAGAGTTCGCACTCACAGGAGTCGGGGAATGGCGTTAGACCGTCCGTGATCACAATCGCAATCTCGGGTTTCTCATCCGACTTTTCTACCCATCGAGCAACCTCACACATATTTGTCCCACCACAGTAACGATGCGTTGGTGGTTGAATCGGATACTCATCAGGTGTGTACTCGAACTTATCTTCCACCGCGCTCGTTACCATGATGACCTCGACCTTTTCAGGACGACACTGTTCACAGATGCGAGTGATATGACCGAAGGCTTCACAAACCTCTTCGTTACTGATCGACCCAGAGACGTCCACCGCAACAAGCACCTTACCCATGTGGGTGTAGCGTTCGCGCCGTGGCAAGTACGCCGTCTGCATCATTCTGCGGTTGGGACGATTCCACGTCTGATGACGTTCAGACTTTGAAGTCATGTAACGCTCCAAGAGTTCGTACCAAGGTACTGAGCTTTCGATCAACTTACCTAGAATCCCTTCCAGATACTGACCTGCACCCTTACCACGCATACGCATACCTTGGAGAGCTCGGGACATATCCATCTTGCCATCACGCTCGGCTTGCTTAGCGTCCGACTCAGTGATGCCATTGGCTAACTCTGGGAGGATGTCCTTGACCGTCAGCTTGCTTGATGACTGCCCCGAGCCATGCCCGTTACTACCGCCAGAGAGACTACCACTGCCACCACCAGAGCCACTGCCTTCACCATCGCCCTGACCTTGACCCTGCTGTTGTTGGTGTTTCTGATTCAACAACTCAGCATAGATACTCTCAGCTGTGCGTTCGTCAGCACCTTCCATACGGATGCCACCTTCGAGGAACTTGCCCACACCTGCCTTAATGAGAATCTCATTGATGACAGCATCGCAAGCAATGTTCCACAACTCAGGATCACGATTCTGCAGACGGTGTAGATGAGCCAGAGCAACGTGCATGGACTCATGAGCCAACACAAACGTCAACGTATCTACAGATAACTGCTCCACGAAGTCAGGGTTGTAGAGAATATTCCCTTCCTTATCCACAGCCATCGTGGGCAGATCCTTACGTTCCACCAAGTCGCGCTTCAGCAAGATGCTAGAGAAGAACGGCGAGGAAATAACCAAGTGCACCTTAGCCTTGGCAAACTTATCCTTAATTGAGATATTCATTAGAACCACTCCCCAAGTTTCGTCTGGATGTCAGAGAGCTTGGATGCAGTCGAACTGCGTACCGCATCACTCTCACGTAACGTGTCAGGCGTGATGTGTTCCAACTGAGAGAGGATCTCATCAGCCACACGATCGATAGCTTCAACGTTGTTGATGTTGAGCTTCTTAGCCTGTTCACATGCTTCACGCATGTTACTCACTAAGGTGTCTCGGAAGATCGAGCCGTCTGCCCCGATGGGAATGCTCAACTTTTCGATCATTGCCTTGAGAGGCTCGAGCAAGCGGTTAGCCACATACTCGGTTGCCTTCGCTTCAACTTCTGACAACGCGTTGTCAAGTGCTTGCTTATCAGCATCATCGATATCAATGCGGAAGTCCGCAGAGTTCGGGATAGGCTGATAGACGAGACGGATCGCAAACTTCGACACCATCTCCTCACGGGACGGATAGTCGTCAGCGTTCCACATCGCACCAAGCAGAGCATGGTCATTGAGCACAGCCTGATCCCACACATTGGCGAGAGCTTCCACCTTGCCCATGGCGTCCGACTTCATCTGGTTGAACTCCGCCACGAAGTCGAAGTATAGGTTACTCGGCAGGACACGCACGCCGTCGTCCATCCACGGTAACGTGTTGTTGATCACGTACGTGTAGATGTCTTGGAAGGCCGTGCAAACAGCCTTGTATTCTGAGCAGTTGCGAAGCAACTTCTTGGTGTATCGACCACAACCACGAGTGTTAGAACCCAAGGTAGTTTCCACTGCACGAGTTACGGTCTTGTCGAACTTGTCAGCGCGGTACATGGAGCGCGTCAAGCGCACGGTGATAGCCTTATCACGGAGACTAGGAACAGCAAATGTCATGATGTTTCTCCTTACATAACGTATTCTTTATGCTTGGTGAGCAATTCAAGCACGCACTTGTGGCGCATGCCGTTTGGATTAAGTTGGCTGAGCGTACGGATACAGAGGATCGTAAACTCAGGGCTAAAGCGTTCCACATACTTCACGATGGACTGCACGTTCTTCGCGTCAATACGCGTTGCCAGTTGTACAGCCACAGCATGGAGCACGCTTGGTTCAGTAGGTACAGGAGTACCCATCGGATCGTCCACGATCCCTTGGAAGCTTGGCAAGGACATGTAGATCTTACGAAAGCCCACGTACTCGGAAGCTGCACCTTCTCCCACAGCCCCTGCTACATGTTCGTAGTAGAGGTCGGACGGAAGGTCGGTCGGGATTAAGGACACGTCTTCCCAAGCACGAGGAGTCGGGTTAACCGTACGCTTCGGATCGAAGTCGCTCAAGAGGTTCGGTCGGAAGTTCAAGAAGCCCATCAACACAGGATCAATCCCGTGGTCTTTAGCCCACGAAAGCCAATCGTCAAGGTTTTCCTCGAAGTTAATCGTGCGTAAACGATTCCCGAGCTTGGTACTCATACGAGTTGCACCAGAGCGGTCTTCCGTACGGTTACCTGTAGCGATAATGAACAACTGATCCGACAGTTTCATCTGTCCTGCATGTCGGTCAAGTACCACACGGCAGAGAGGATTCTGCATGTCCATCGTGGCGTCGCTCAACTCTTCGAGGATCAACACACACGGGCCTACACCGTCACGGATGCGGTACAATTCTTCAGGAGGAAGCCACTGGGCATAGTCGCCATTGAGCTTCGGGATGCCGAGGATGTCGCACGGTTCGCGGAGCGATGGATTGAACTCCACCACGCGAGAGTCAGGGATGTCGAACTTCACTTGGAGTTCGCGAGCAACAGCACGAGCGCAGGCAGACTTGCCACCACCAGGCTTACCAAGAATGAGCGGGACAGCCTTGTGACCGTTAGGAGCAAAGAACTGGGCGACAACGGATTTGCGAATATCATTGAACTTCATAATAAAACCTTTCAAAAAGAAGTTACTTTGTATACGTAGTATATACGTTAAAAGTGTTTTGTGTAAACGAATTTTAGATTGTTTAGAGTAACGAGTACCCTAAGTTAAACATAGCCTTTACGATCGGGATGCTCATATAAGCCATCACCGACAGAAAGCCCCCCATGAGCATGAAACCTGCCCATTCAAAGAGCGTGATCTCTTTCTTAGTAAAGAGCATCACAGTTGGGACGATCACCATGAAAGGTGCTACCACCACAACACTTATGTATGCAAGCACATACGTAAAACACAGAATGCTTCCAACGATTGCCATGGCAATCTCCTTCAAAAATTAAACTAGTTCTGCGAACAAACGCAGGCGAACAAACGACTTAATAAAGTCTCGAGCTTCCTCAAACGTAGCGAAGTTCATGCACTGCATGTTCGCAGTGTTGGTGAACGCACCATAGAGCTCTCGCTCGTCATCAAACGCACTCATATACCCATCGGGATAGAACCCAAGCGTTACGCGGAACTTGTACTTTTCAGATACAACTTTCTCACGTACATCAATGTAGGCTACTGTGAGCTCGTCCATCACCTCCGCCCACTGTGACAAGTACACAGATATGTGCACAGGGTAGGGTAGACCGTTGAGCCCCTTGGCAACCGAGTCAGTCCTTGTGAGACTATTCAGAGTGTCAACGGCCATAGGGTGGACATCTTCCACTAAAGCACCAAGAACAAACCTCTGCTTGCCAATGGTGAAGTCAGGGGCATCAGATCTCACACTTTGGAAAGATATCCACTCGCCCCGAGCATCACAGGTATCAAGCCATAATTTCTGACTATCCATAATCTTGTCTCCAACAATAATGGTGGTACATATAACCATCTTCAGCAGCGCGCTCGATATATTTTCTCAAGGAACTGAGTGCCATCAAACTCATTGCACGTACGTAGCCCTCAGCATCGGACAGACTGTCAAAGTACACAAAGTCCCCATGGGTCTGGCTAAATCCAGAGAATGTGTCGAACGCGGGATCAGAAAAGACTTTACCCTTTTCACGTGCAGCAGATCCATGTAATGCCCACGGGACCTCCGCGTCTGGACTAACCATCAGAACAGCGTACTTCTTACGGAGTTCGACTTCCTCATGGAGAGTAGTTCGACGAATAACCCCCATAACAGCCTTATGCACCTCACGGCTTAACCCACCGTGTTCCTGCGTGGATAGGCGCAAGTACATTGTCGGAGCGTACAACGTGTATTGATCTCTGACACATTGATCATACGGGAACAACTTCTCATTCACGAACGTCTGAGTACGGTACGAGCTTCCCCAAAAAGCCTCATCGTAGTTAAACTTTGCTCTGCGGAAGAACACCTCAGCCCCTTCATAGTCGATATTTGCGTAGCAATACGTTGTCAGTAGTTGCGCAATACCGCTTTCCAGAGTTGTGTAGACATTCCACCGCTTGCAGTTTCTAGGATCGAACGGAGGTTTACTTCCATCCTTCGGGATAAAGTAGGGGTTAGCCCCTTCCTCAATTGCAGGAAGAAAGACCTTGTACGGGACAGGTTCACAGCTAGAGTGTTTCGTCTCTAAAATGAACCCAACGAACATGCCTGCATCGTTCCATCCACCGTTTACACCAGTGCTAGCCACAATATTCTTGGGAGAACAATCGACTTCCCTGATGCCCATTCTACGTTCCCACCTGATGACTGCCCCCTTGGGGATGAGTACCTGTTCATCCTTGGAGACCGAGATCCCTGCAAGGGATAGCACATCCTTGATGTACGTGTCGTCAATGAAGTGCGCATAAAACCTACAGTTCTGCATCCAAGGCTCAGAGCGCACCTTGCACGATACACCACCGTACCCATAGTCGTGCTTGTGTCTTTTCCACTCAGGTGGAAAATCACGCCAGTACTTCCATTCGGGGATATCACCAATTTCTTTTTTAGTCATTTCCTAAACGCTCCTCAAGTTGTTTACCAAGACGAGGAAGGTTCATCAACAGCATGGCGTGTGCATACTCTTTTGCCTCGCGCAACTGTTTGAACCCCGTCGAAACCCACCCGATATCCTCAGGGTCGTGATCCTGCAGTACTCCTGCCGCACCACTCATCCACTCCCTAGGGAGGTCATTATTCAAATAAGAGACGTGCGTGAAAACCGAACTGTAGTACTCGAGGCTCGTGGGCATTGCTACTCTCCAGCGGATACCGTCCTTAGGAGAATAATCACACGTGCGGACAGGTACACACTGTGGAATCGCCATTTTCCCATACATCCGAGTCCTGCGTCCTTCCTTGAGGAAAGACTTGCGCAGATACACCACAGGAATATAGATACGATCCGACAAGCGCACACCATCATCCATGATTCGAGAATCCCCGTAGAAACAGTTAAGGTTGTACCGAGCTGTAAGCTCGTCATAAAACACCTCAGTACCCTCATACTCAAGTCGCACTTTAAACTCTTGGTTTATTGCACTAAACGCATCATCAGTGTTCACAACACGAGCCGTCCACTGATTACGTTCGTCCCGTGGGTCGAACGAGTAGTCCTTTCTCACCTTCGGAATGAAGTATGGGTTGTACCCAATGCGAGCATTAGGCATGATGACCATCGTGCGTCCTTCCCCACCTGCCGTGGGTTCAGCTACAACTGCGTACCCCACAAAGATCGGAGAGTCAGTCCAGTCTCCCTCAACATACGTGTGCTTACGTATGATTTTGGAGAGATTCTCACCGTCTTTCAAGAACGGTTGATAGCGGAACACCCACGCAGATATAGGCTTATAGCCCAACTTCTCAAATGCGGTGATCTGCTCAGGGATGAACTCACGCATAGAGTCCACTTCCACATCAACTGGATATATCCGACCGCACTTCGCAATCCACGGTTCAGGGACACTGAGTTTGTCGTCATGTGTCCACGCGAACGGCGAAAATGTATGGTATGCCTCCCAGCTGGGTGCTACCGTCAACGAGAGACACATATCACCGAACGCAGTGAGCTTAGTGTGATCACTCTTGCGTCTCAAACAATAAATAGATACATCCTTATTAGGCATATATTTTCTCCTTAAATAAAAAAGAGTTGTTTAAATAAAGTTATGCTGACAAAAAGTCGCACTCATTAGACCACGATAAAGCCATGGGCTGATGACTGCCCCCAAGGGGGATTTCTATTGTACTCAAAAAGTGTCACTTTTCAGACGAAAAAATAAGTGTCCTAACAGATACAATTTTTCATACTTTTCATATTCAGTTACCCGAATTTGATCAAACTTTTTTGAACGAAAAGTACAGTTTTTCTTTACATAGGTAAAACTACCTATAGGCGCGGGACAGGGACAAGTGCGGGACAACTGGGTGTCTTGGGTTGCACTCTTACTCCCACAAGGAAAAGAGGGTTATCGGGACAACGGGACAAGAAAAATTTTGGTGTTTGTCCTTTTTGACTTTTTTTGCCCGCTTTTTTGCCACGTGGCAAAACGGGAGTCTCGCATTAGGAAAAACGAATTTTTATATTTTTATTGTCCTTTGTCCTAAAGAAAAGAAAAATACTTATAAAACAAGGACTTAGGACGGGACAGAGTGCGGGACAGCTTTTTTTGAGGTTGTCCCGTGTCCCTCCGCATGGAAAAACACTTCGAGCACATAGAAATCCCCCTTGGGGATAGATTTGGGTCGAGTGCTCACCAGTGGAAACAGTTGGCGCGTGATACAGCTTTGATGACTGCCCCGCGCACGGTGCGCGGGGCTTAAATAAAACCCCCTCAGGTTTAGCCCCTTGGGATTTAATGGGTACAAAAAATTCACCAATAAATAATATTATTGGTGAATATTAAAAGGAATTAAAATTAACCACGACAAAAACCGTGAGAAGGATAACACCTTCTCACGGTTAGACCGCTCACGCCGTTAGAGTCGGACGTGGTTAGTTACTGTGGTAGATAAGCACCCTTCAAAGTTGCTATCAAGCAACTTGAGGAGGGTAACCGCGTTTTCTAGCACGCCCATACGTTCGATTTGAGACGCGGTTTTATCTTTCTTCTCAACGAGTAACCCTAACTCAGCACCTGCACGAGTGAGGTTTCTCTTAATGTCCTTTTTGAGTTGGTCAATTGGGCTGTATTCCTTACGGGGGGTACTTTCAGCCTTCTTGACGACATCGAACATTGAGACCGCGAGAGTGTTTTTAGCCTTTTTAACGGCGTTGACGTCTCGCATAATGCTGTGAATCTTATCATTCACTTCGGTATAGTTCGCAGGAATCCCGATACACTGGCTACCCTCAAAGTGGAAACCAAGAACTATATACATATTGCGCACAGTAGTCGGGTTAATAATGCGAGTATCCTTAATCCAAGCTAGAAAGGCGGTTGTGCGTGCATGGGCTTTTTCTAGTACGGCGTCACGAATATTGCGACGGACTAACTTTTCCAGAGACCAGCGAGCCTTTCCAATGTTAGTAAGCACGTCATTATAAAGAGGTTCAATATCTTTACGTGCAAACCAGTCTTGAAGTGCGCTTTTATCGCACTTACGCTCATCGGACTCAGCGACATTAATCGCCGTTTTGAGGGGTTCGACCGCCACAGGCTTTCTGAGGAGCGCTTCTTTCATGCCTTCGGCATTGAGCGCACGGGGGATTAAATTGAGGAAGTCTTTTTCAGACTTCGGATCTTCGACCGCGACAGCGGTATTATTTGCGGTTTCAACCATAACAACGGTTTCAGTAGTTTCAGACATAATATGATTCCTATAAAGAAAGCTAAAAGTAAGGTTTTGAGTTAGCACGCAAATTTGAGAATAACTGCGATTAACGCCACTATAAAAAGACCTAAAGAGATTCCAATATCAGCATCATCCATACGATTTCTCCTATAAAGAAAGTTAAAATTAAGGTTAGTTTTCGGGGGGAATCCCCCAAGAGTTGATACATATGCGAGCGGTTACACGGTTACACTTCACCCATTCCAGCTCGCGCCCTGCGCCCGATCCCCGCGCCCACGCCTGCGCGGTGCTCCCACTGGTGAGCACTCGACCTCTGAACGGTGCTCACGAAAATTTCCGAATTGTTAAAGATCAAACTATTTCCAACGACTTCCGATCTCATACCGACCAGCTTCGAGAGCCTTCAGAAGAACTTTTGCTTCTTACTCTTCTCACCTATAGCGAGAGGGTGGGGGACAGGGGGGTGGTACACATGGCTAGTGAGGGTGCGCCCCGGGGGGGCTATACTGCAAGCTCTCTATACGCGCAGCGTTTTTTAAAAAGGTATATACCTTTCACCTCTATCAATCCACAACATATGTATACGTCAATTGACAACCTCCCTAAGAAAAGGTATACTTCTCCAAAGGGAATACCGCTCAGGCGTTTCCTAGTCAGGGGTCTCTCGGGTGTCACAGCTGTCTCCTCATGGCTGTGTAGATCCCTGTCTTTAAAAGGTACGACTAGTCTCAAACTCTCATGTAACTGTGGACTTTGACTTTTTTTCGGTGATCCTATCTAGTCGTACCCTTTAAAGGTTTTCTCCTTAGAGGTCGGCTTTCACACTCATGAAGCCACCTTCGTCCCTTGGCGATGCGCGGATACTTTCGCCTGGGACACCAGTGAAAGTGAGATGGTGGTCTTTGACTCCTTTCAACCGCTATCCCTTTCGTGTGTGGGTCGGAAACGACCTTGGGGGTTGTTCCGAGTAGTTTGCCTTATGCTTTCGGAACAGCCCCTTTTTCTTGGATGAACCATGTCTCTCTATACGAAAATCTGCTTACGCATCGTGGAAAGCGAGTACAGCAAGGTAAAAACTCTGGCTCGCTCCCGTGGAATCTCCGCAAGTGAAATGATCAGACTGCTTGTCAAGCGTGGCCTGGACTCTATTGAGAATAAGAAACAAGAATGACCACCAACGCTCTCACTGCTAATCGATTCTTAGAAATTCCTGCTACCATGATCCGAGAGGTTGCTACTGGCCTTGAGGAAGGGAAGGATATTGCCGTTAGATACGGTTACAGTGAGTCTGAATGGAAAGATATTGAAACTCTTCCTACCTTCATAAATGAAGTCAATAAAGTCCGCTCGGAGATGGAACGCTCGGGGCTGACTTTCAAAATCAAGGCGTCCGTGATGGCGGACTCCCTCTTAGACAATATGTACGCTCACGCGATGCAAGCGGACGTACCCCTCAAAGACAAAGCTGCAGCTCTCACGATTCTCACTCGTGTGGCTGACCTAGAGCCTAAGAACAACACGCAAGTACAAGCTGGACCTGGGTTCAGCATCACCATCTCTATCCCGCCTATGCCCGTGGAAGATAAGCCCAAGGACGTGGTGGAAGGTACGATAGATGACACCCCTGAGGAGCTAACCCTCAATTTCGCTCCGACTCAACCTACACCCACGCAAGTCGCTCCAGAGATCGAAATCCCAGAGGAGGAAGAAAGTGAAGATAACGATTAGTTTCTCCTCTGATGAACGTAACAACGTAGGAAAAATTCGATGCCAACAGGCCATTGAAGCGTACGCATCTATTGCCAACGCGTTCCTAGAAGATAAGGGTGTAAAACTGTCCGATATTCCGAAGATGCTTCACATTGCAGGGGACTCGAGCATCGAGATGGTGTTGTTTTTGAGTTTTCTCTCTTCTTCGATCCGTCCCAAGAGTGCATTGCCCTTCAGTTTTGAGCTTCATCGCCGTCTCATGAGTGCAATAGGCATCCGTGGGGAAAAGCTCAAGGAGATGGACTTTTATTTCCTCTGGGTCACGGGTGGGGTGGATAAGTTGGACATTCCGATGAGTGTAGGTAGGGACTTTATTAAGTATTTATGGAAGGATTCTGACATTGAGTTCGACAAATTCCGTTTATAGACCCCCGCGATCCCTTGTGAAGTTCTTCACCAGTGAAAAATTTATCTCTCTTGTGGTTGGCCCTGTGGGGTCGACTAAAACCACGGCGGGGATCATGAAAATTGCGTACCACGCAAAGAAGATGGCTGCCTGTGAGGATGGCATTCGCCGAAGCAAAGCTGTGTGGATTCGTAACACACGAGAACAGTTACACGATACCTCTATTCCTGACTTTCTTAGTTGGTTCGAGGACGGTAAAGCTGGGACTTATGCAAAGTCTGACAATGAATTTACCTTACGTTTTGATGATGTCGAGTGCAAAGTCCTGTTCCGTGGGTTAGATGATGCCAAGGACGTTAGACGATTGCTGTCCTTACAGGTCAGTTTCGCCGTCATGGATGAGTTTCGAGAGATTAAACAAGAGATTTTTGAGACTCTCCAAGGTCGTGTAGGACGTTATCCTAACAAAAAGATGGTTCCTCCTCGTGATGAGTGGGGGAAAGATGAGAAAGGTATTCCCATCGGGGGGTGTGTAACCGATGATGGGAAGCCAAATGCGCATATTTGGGGGATGACGAACCCGCCAGACCTTGAAACTTACTGGGAAGAGTTCCTCACAAACCCGCCTGAGAACACGTCAGTGACGTTTCAGCCCTCGGGATTGAGCCCTCAGGCCGACTGGTTGGATCATTTGCGCTCTGGATATTACGATAACCTCATTCAGGGGAAGGATCAGGACTGGATTGATGTGTATGTGCATGCAAAATTTGGGAAATCTCTCGCTGGGATGCCCGTTTTTCGCAGTTTTTCGCGTGAAATGCACGTTGCGAAAGCCCCGTTGAGCTACATTAAGAGTAAAACTTCTCCAATTATCATCGGGATGGACGCTGCACTGCATCCAGCTGCGGTTTTTGGGCAAATTGACTACAAAGGAAGGACTCTAATCCTCGATGAGGCCTATGCCGTGGGGATGGGAGCTGCGAAATTCATCCGAGAGAAGGTAAAACCGCTCCTTGCCACGAGGTTTCCAGGACATCCCGTGCTGATTGTCATTGACCCTGCTGCAAATACGCGTGCGCAGACGGATGAGCGCACTGTGCTCGATATTATTCGCTCTGAGGGGCTTCGTGTGATCACTGCACCGACTAACTCTGTGCAAGCGCGTATCTCCGCAGTGGATGCGAACCTGACTCGTGTCGTGGATGGTGAACCTTGGCTGTTGATCGATGGGGAAAGATGCCCAGGGCTCATTGCTACCCTCGCAGGGAAGTATAAATACCGCCGTAAAAATGACGGAAATACAGAGGATAAGCCCGATAAGACCCATCCATGGTCGGATATTGCGGATGCTCTGGAGTATTTGTGCTTACATACCGACACCACAGGCGTGTACAACCAGATGAACAACACGAGTGTAGTAGAAATAAAACAAGTTCCATACCGTTATTTGTGAGGTTTGAATGGACGAGCAACAAGAACCAATGCGTTTACCTATGTCTACCGCTATTCCTAAGCGTCCGCCTGTTCCTCAGGCTGAAGGGTTAGCGACAGATGCACAGGTACAAACTCCGCCCCCCGTCTCTCCTGAGATTGTGCAAGAGGCGCAAGTGGGCGACATGCCGACTATTCAGGCAGCGATCGCTCAGTTACCTGCGCCAGGGCAACGCTTACAATCTCCAGTCCCTGGAGTTACGAGCGTGGGTGGAATCATGGAGATCCGCTCCCTCTCTCAGTTGATCGAGGACGAGAAGCGTGCAGCCGCTCAGGACAACCAGAAACCCATGATCGCTGGTCTTGCAGCACACATCAAAAAGTGCTGGCTTGAGGCTAAGCAAGCTAAGGAAGAGGGTGTCGAGAAGCAGATGCTCCGAAACCTTCGCCAACGCCGTGGGGAATACGAGCCCGAGTTGCTTGCAGATTTGCGCCGTCAGGGATCTGCGATCGTCTACATGCTCCTCACGAGTAATAAATGTCGCAGTGCGTCCGCCTGGTTGCGTGAGGCCTTGGCTGACATGCCTTGGTCGTGCGAACCGACTCCCATCGCAGATATTGATGACGACACCAAGGGGCTTATTGTTGAGTTCGCACAGACTGAACTTGAAAAGGCTATCTCGATGGGGGTTTTCCCGTCTCAGGCTGAAACTCAAGAGTTTATGGTCGCTGTGCGAGATCAGGTCTATGCGAAAGTTCAGGAGGTTGCTAAGGATCGTGCTGAGCGCATGACCGAGAAGATGAAAGATCAGCTCCATGAGGGCGGGTTTGATGACGCTATGGACGCTTTCATCGATGACTTGGTAACTTTCCCTGCAGCCATCCTTAAAGGCCCTGTAGTGCGCATTAGACCGCAATTGAAGTGGGTTATGGGTCAGGATGGTCGTCCAGCCGTAACAACCACAGATGCGTTTAGGCTTGAATGGGAGCGTGTAGATCCGTTTGATCTCTATCCTGCACCTGATGCAACCACGGTTGATGATGGGTATTTGATTGAACGTCATCGCTTAAGCCGTCAGGACTTGGTAGACCTTCGAGAAGTGGAAGGGTATTCCGCTCCTGCGATTAATGCTGTGCTTGACCAGTACGGCCACACAGGTAACATTGACCTCACCCAAGGCGACTCTGAACGCCGTCAGGCAGAAGGCAAGCACATTACGATGAATGACAACCCCTCGGGGTTGATTGAAGCTCTTCAGTATTGGGGATCGGTACAAGGAAAGATGCTGCTCGATTGGGGCGTGTCAGAAGCTGAGATAGAAGATCCATTAGCCGATTACCATGTTGAGGTGTGGATGATCGGGGACTGGGTGATTAAAGCGACGTTAAACCCAGACCCCCTTCACCGCAAGCCGTACTACAAAACTTCGTGGGAAAACATTCCAGGTAGTTTCTGGGGCAAGGCAATCCCAGACCTCTGCGCAGACACGCAAGCCGTGTGTAATGCAGCAGCTCGTGCACTTGTGAACAACATGTCGCTCTCGTCTGGCCCGCAGGTGGCTTACGACATTTCTCGCTTGCCTACAGGCGAAAATCTCACACAGATGTATCCTTGGAAGGTTTGGCAGTTCCGAGACTTGGGCAACGGGGGCTCGGTTCAGCCGATTTCCTTCTTCCAGCCACAGTCCAATGCTGCTGAATTGATGGGGATTTACGATCGCTTTGCAGCACTTGCTGACGAGTACACGGGTATTCCGCGTTACATGACGGGGGATGGTGTAACTGGTGGTGCTGGTCGTACGGCCTCTGGCATGCAGATGTTGATGACCAACGCTGGGAAGTCGATTAAGAACGTTGTGAGTTCTGTAGACCGCATCTTGAAGCCCGCTATCGAACGCTTGTATTTCTACAACATGATGTACCTGGATGATAACGAGTTGAAGGGCGACGTGAATATTATTGCCAAGGGAGCTTATGCCTTGGTGCAGAAGCAACAGCAACAGCAACGCCAGAACGAAATCCTCTCCATGGTGGCAGCTAATCCTGTGCTCAGCCAGATTGCTGGGCCTGAAGGTGTGGCTTACCTCTTCCGTGAGCTTATTAAGAACACGGGTGTGGATGTGGATAAGATTGTTCCTGACTTGCCTGTGCTTCGTGCGCGTATGGCTATGCAACAGGTTCAGCAACAGGCTGCGATTAACCAGCAGATTGCTATGCAACAGCAGATGGCTGGGCAACCCCAAGCAGGTGGTACGCCCGCCAAGCCTGACGCTGGGCAGGACGGCCGTGTGTTAGCTGATGGGTCTCCTCAGGCAACGGCTAATGCAAACATGCGTATGCCTGGGCAATAATTTAGTCGTATACAAACCGTATACATAGGAACGGATTATGATGTATAATCAAGCTGAGTCATCTGAGCAACGTCAGCTCGTTAGATGTTTGCGTCTTCTATCGACTGATGAGTTTGCTCCTTTGATTCGGCACATTGAATCTGAGTTACAGCAACAATATGACACCTTGAGTGTAGCTACTGACGCAACTGTAGTCTATCGTACCCAAGGCCATATCAGGGGCTTAAAGGATTTATTGGAAGCCGTGGCAACCGCCACAAAGAACAGCTGACCGTAAAGTCGGAGCTATAGGAGTATAAAAAATGGCATTACCCGAATCCGTGCAGCGTGCTGCTGATCAGGCGGAACAACTTGAACAGATGATCACATCTGGCCAAAATCAGCCTGAAGAACAGCCCGTGGAGCACAGTGATAATAGCCAAGAAAGCCAAGAAAGCCATGAAAATAACGAAGATGCTTTGCGTCAACGTTATGCTAGCTTGCAAGGGAAGTATAACGCCGAAGTTCCACGTCTTCATTCTGAGAAGCGTGATTTGGAGTATCGCCTTCAGCAAATGCTGGAGGAGAACTCCGCTCTTCGAGACGAGATCGCCGCCCGTGAAGCAAATACGGCTTATTTGACAGAGGAAGATTCCCAAACCTACGGGCCAGAAATGTTGGACTTTGTCCAGCGTGTGGCCAAGCAGGAAGCTGCAAAGTATGCTCAGGAAGCAGCAATACTGAAGAGTGAAGTTAACCGTTTGAACCAAATGGTGGAAGCGTCTGCGAACAACACGCAGGAACTTCGTATCCAGGCGTTCTACGATGAACTCACGCAGTTATTGCCCGACTGGGAAACGCAGAACTCTGATCCAGCATTCAACGAGTGGCTTACTCAAGCCGATCCGCTGACTGGGGCAGTTCGTAAGGAAATCCTTACGGTGGCCTTTGAAGCACTGGATGCTAATCGAGTCGCAGCTATGTTCATGCAGTTCCGTCAGGGGCTTGCTGGTAACGCAGGGACTAATCCTCTTGCTAAGCAAGTAACTCCTGCGCGTACACGCAGGGGGGTTGAACCCACTCCTTCGCGACATTGGACTCAGAAGTCTATTGCTGCATTCTACGATAAGTGGATGCGCAAGCAGATTCCTGACGAAGAGGCCGTGAAGATTGAACGTGAAATTCAAGATGCTGTTGCGACTGGGAAGGTGGTTGAGTAATTCTCCTTTTTGGCGTAACAGGAACTGTTAGGAGAAATAATGGCAACTCTTACGCCAGGTGTTGTAACACCGACTAACGACAAATTTTGGGCTGCAGGTCAGTCGTATGATGCGCCCAATCCGTCTTATTCTGGTACGTTTATCCCGACTCTTTGGTCGGGTAAGATGGCCCAGAAGTTCTATAACACGACTATTTTCGGGGCTATTGCCAACACTGATTGGCAGGGCGAGATCAACAACCTCGGTGATACGGTTATTATTAACACGATCCCGACAATTAACACTCGCGAGTACAAGATCGGTCAGCGACTCGAGTACGAAACCCCGAATGCTGAAACGATTCAGCTGAAAATCGACCAGGCTCGCTATTTTGGCGTGAACGTCAATGACGTTTTGGAATATCAGTCCAAGCCGAACTTGATGAATATGTTTACCGATGACGCTACGCAACAGATGAAATTGCACATCGATGCGCAGGTTATGCAAGCAGCGTTCTTCAAGGATGACGGTACTTGGAAGACTTCCGAATCTGGTAAGGATGCTCTTTGGGTGAAGAACCAAGGTGCAGGTGCAGGTGCTGTGTCTGGGGCTTATAACCTCGGTACGGACGCAGCTCCAGTTGCGTTGACTGCGGATAACATCCTCAGTTACATCACCATGCTCTCCACGGTGTTGGATGAAGCCAACATCCCTGAATCTGGCCGTTATTTGGTGATTTCGCCGAAAGAACGCCAGTTATTGATGATGTCCAATTTGGCTCAAGCGCAGTTCATGGGTGATGCCACCTCTGTGTTGCGTAACGGCAAGATTGGCTCTATTGACCGCTTTGAAATCTATCTCTCCAACCAGCTTCCGCGTGCGGACGGTTCGAAGGGATGGACGGGTAAGGCTGGCTCTGGTGCTAAACGACACCTCATTTTTGCTGGTCATAAGTGTGGTATTTCCTTCGCTTCGCAGATCACCAAGACTGAACATCTCCGTAATCCTGACGATTTCGGCGATTTAGTCCGTGGCTTGCAGGTGTGGGGCAGTACCATTTCTCAGGGTCAAGCACTCGCCCCGTTGGTTGTTGCTGACAACTAATGGATATGAGGGGGCGGGAAACCTCCCCCTTTATTGTGTTGACAGGACTCCACACCGATCCTTTCGGTGTGGTCTCCATATTAGGTGAAGTGTTATGACTCAGGCTGGAGAACTTATTACTAGGGTTGCGAAAGCACTACAAGACCCTGAGTACACCCGCTGGACAATGAAGGAAATGTTGGAATGGCTGTCTGAAGCCCAGATTGCTGTTGCACGTACTCCTGGCGCATATCCAGTGGTTAAGCACGCGCCTTTGAAGAAGGGGACTCGCCAGATTCTCCCTGAAGATGCGTGGTCTTTGCTCACTATCACGCGTAATTTCGATGAGGAAGGAACTCCTCTCTATCCTGTTCGTATCGTCCCTCGTGTCCTTTTAGATGCTTGCGAGCCTGATTGGCATCGCCAAGCTGAGACGCCGATTGTAGAGAACTACATCTATGACGACCGAACCCCCAAAGAATTCTATGTCTACCCCCCGAATGATGGGACTGGGATTGTAGAGCTGATCTACTGTGGCATCCCTGCGCCTATCGAGTCCATGGAGACTGAGTTAGTGGTAGACGACACCTATATTCCTCCCTTGGTTGATTATCTCCTCTATCGCGCAAATGCGAAGGAAACGGACTATGCGTCTGGCGTGCAGAGTGCAGCAACGTTCTTCTCCGCCTACCAACAAGAGCTTTCCGCAGCAGTAACAGCGCGAGGGGTTATCACGCCTAATGCTGCCCTTGCAGGTGGGAGTGTTAACTCGAACGGGAGTACTGAATGAACACGGTAGCGGTAGATGAATTTTTCTCGAAGATTGCGCCGATGGCGGAGACGTGCCCGCCGTTCGTTGTCCGCTCCGCGGTTGTTAACACTGTGGCGGACATTTGTAAGCAAACTGCGCTCTTGACCGCACGGGCGACATTAACGACAAAGAAGGACGAGTATGAATACAGAATCCCTACTCAAACCGACCTTGTTCCTCTGTTTGTTCGTGGGGCTTATTGTGATGGCCAGAGAATTGAGCCCATCCACTATGATGAATTGGAGCTAGTTTATGGTGCGGGAGACCCAGCTAACGCCAAGGGGCGTCCATGCTTCTTTGCTAACCGTCGTCCTGATTGGTTATTACTCTCTCCTTGTCCTGACAAGGAATATCAGATCGACTTGGATCTGGCGCTCTCGACTTCGCGTGCGCCTACGATCAAGTCTATTCCAGACGTATTTTTTAATTACTATCTCGACACTGTGGTCTTTGGCTCGTTAGCTCGTATCTATCGTGTGGCTGGACAGGCCTACACGAACGTGCGCTTAGCCGATGAGTACGATATGCGCTTTGTTGCGGGTCTCAAAGAGATTAAGCATGACGCATCTCGTGAGTTCACTCGCAGTTCGGGACATATTCCCTTTAGAAGGATTATTTAATGGGTGCTGTAGTATCGAATAACGCCTGGGGAACACTAGCCATTCCAATCACTGCTGAGGCGACTCAGGTTTTGCTGAGCAGTGGGCAGGGCGACCGCTTCCCGAGCGCTGTTGAAGGAGTCTCGTGGTTCTTCTTTACCATTGTGGACACGCAGAACAACATTGAGATTGTGAAGTGTACTCGCCGTATGGGGGACACGTTAACGGTCTCTCGAGGATCTGACAACACATTAGCACGTGCTTTTCCAGCAGGATCTCGTGCAGAGGTTCGTCCGTGTGCGGCCTTGTTTGACGACAAGGTGAGTCAGGACACTATGCAACGGAATCTCGATGAGTTGAAACGGTACGCCACTCAGTCTCTGGGAGAAGCGGTTCAGCGACTTGAAGAAAAGATCAAGGAAGCTGAAGGACGCAGTTTATCTCGTACTGATTTCGCGAAGAAAGAGGCAGAGATGACGAAGAACACAGGCGACAACTTCTTGACCAAGAAGGACGCCGAGAGCAAGTACTTGAAGCTCACAGGCGGTACGCTCACTGGGAAACTGACGATCAACGGGTCTGCTGAGAATCAGGACTTATTGTTGGTGAACAAGGGAAGCATCCGAGTAAACGATGGCGGATTCCGAACCACTGGGGATGCGTGGGCTAAGACCTTCCATTCTTCCTCTGATCGAAACCTCAAAGAGGACATTGTTCCGTTTGAGAAGGGTGAGGGTGGTGCGATTGTCGAAAACCTCAACCCTGTGTGGTTTACGTGGTCTCAGAACCAGAATCCTGATTTTGGTGTGATTGCGCAAGAGCTCGAGCGTGTTCTCCCAGAAGCAGTCTTTGAAAGCGAGGGTAGAAAGTTTGTTAACTACCCAAGTCTTGTAGCAGTGGCCTTTGCTGCGATTAAAGATCTCCAGAAGGAGATCGAGGAGTTAAAGAAATGGCAAAAAACTTGATGGACTCTCGCTTCATGCGAGATCAAAAGAAAGTAGAACATGTTTTGGAAAAAATCAAAAAGATTGATGTCTGCACGTTTTCCACGATGGATGCTCTTGGCTCTCGCCGCCTTTTGGGGGTGAGCGGTCAGTCCGTTGCCAAGGTCTTCCCTGAAGCTGTGGAAGTTGACGGAATGGGTCATCACCGTGTGGACTTAGAAGCCCTCGTCCCTGTGTTGCTCTTGGCTATCCAGGAACTCACCAAGGCTGAAGAAAAACCTGAAGCTAAGGCCAACAAGAAGCCTGATACCAAGGCCGAAAAGAACCCTGAAGTTAAGGCTGACAAGGAGTAATCTGTGGCTCTTCTTCAACTCGCTGGATTTACTGGGATTCTTCCGAAGTACGGTATCTCGAACCTGCCCGATAACGCTGGGCAGATCGCGACCAATGTGAAGTTGTATTCTGGTGAAATCCGTCCATGGGCTAGGCCTGAACTGATCACGAAATTACAGCAAGCTGGTGTAAAGACCATCTTCAAACTCGATGGTGGTTTAGGCCAGTCTGTGTGGTGCGAGTGGTTTGAAGACACAGACGTTTGTTATAGCCCGATTTCCGACCGCCGAGATTCGCGTATCTACTATTCCCAGGAGGGGGTTTGCCGTAAGACCAATTGGCAGCTCTGCACTGATGGCGAAGGGCCTTGTCCTCGCAAGTGGCTCAATATGGGTGTTCCTGCGCCAGAAGGTGCTTTGTTGGCTACGGCAAAGCTTGCTTCTGATACTTCCGCTCCGAACACGGAGAATCGCGTGTACCTATACACGTACGTGTCGAAGTTTGGTGAAGTTGAGGAAGAATCCGCTCCAAGTGATACGGTTGACGTGGTGTGTAGCGTTAAGGGTGGATCTGTATCCGTGTCTGGGTTTAAAGACCCTCCGACCGATGGATACAACATCACTAAGATCCGCCTTTACCGCGCCGTTACGGGGCAAACATCTGCCGTCTACTTGTTGGTAGATGAGTTTACCCTGAATAGCGAGCATAAATTCCCGAGCGTGCTGACGTCCCTCAACGGGATTACGGTGCGCGATGGTGTTTATGAAGACACCTCGTCTGTAGTCGAGCTTGGGAAAGAGCTCGATTCCGTGAACTACACCCCACCCCCTGAAGGGTTGAAGGGTCTTGTCTCCATGCCTAATGGCTTTTTGGCAGGGTTCGTGGGGAACGAAGTGTGGTTCTCTGAGCCAAACAAACCACATGCTTGGCCTATGGACTACATGATGACAACTGACGCTGAAATCGTTGGGTTAGGTGTGTATGGGACAACGCTTGTTGTAACGACCACCAGACAGCCGTATACGATCTCTGGTACGCATCCCGCGTCTATGACGCAGGAGAAGCAGCCGATGTTTCAGCCGTGTGTCAGTAAGCGTTCTATCGCTTACGACCAGTACGGCGTCCTCTATGCAAGTCCATATGGGTTAGTAGCTATCGCGGGCGGTCAGATGGACGTGTTTACGCGTCCGATTATTACGCAGTCTGAGTGGATCAAGTACAACCCGTCCACGATGTTGGGCGTGATGTACAACAACTTGTACATGGTGGCTTACGAGACGGCTGAGAAGCCCTCGATGCTCCTCTTCTCTCGTGGGGAAGAGCCTGCACTGGTTGAGTACGAGTTCGCGCCGACTGCAATGCACGTGGAGCGATCCACAGGGCGTTTGTTCTGCTTAAACCGCAAGGATAACTGCATTTACCTGATGGACGGTGCACTGCAAAACAAAGAGGATTATGTCTGGAAGTCCAAGCGATTCATCTACCCGTACTGGACTTCGTTCAGTGCGATGAAGCTAGACGCTGATTATACGGTTAACGCGTACGTTGATGAGTGGCGCAGAGAGACTACCAGCATTTCTGACCGTAACAATGAGCTTATTGCTAAGTACTGGGAAACCTCAATTGAGGGGGAATTGAACTCCTGTGCGGTCAATACGCACGATATCAATGGTTCGATGTTAGAGCCGATCCCCTCGTTGGCAGAGTATCGAAGCGCAACGGTTACGTTGTTTGCAGACGGCGTACCTGTTTATTCCAAGACGTTTACCTCGTTTGACGCGGTACGTATTCCAGCAGTGAAGGCGTTTGCTTGGGAAGTCCAGTTCAATGGATCTCTTGACGTGCGAACGTTCGCCATGGCAACCACAATGCGAGAGCTTGCTTCCGCGATTCAAGGATAACAAATGAAAGAAGGTAGAAAACCGTCAATCGTTACGTCTGGGCTTCCGCCTCAGATTGCCAAGGCTTTAGAGCCTGTAAAGCAGAGTATCGAGATGATGACAGGTGCTCGTGCTGGGATTTCTGAGCTGAAGGGTCTTAGAGGCGATGAGAGTTTGCAGGAGATCTGCACCAAGATTAACGAAATTATTGCGCGTATCAACGCGTCTGGGAGAGCTTAAATGGCAGAAGAACGCCGACTAAATATCCGCCCCGTGGGGTTTAATCCAGTGGTGGATAAAGGATCTGACACTACGTTTGGGTTTCTTGTGAAGGATGCCATGCAGGAAGTTGACCTTACGGACTACACGGCCAAGATGGAAATCCGCCCGTATGCGGGGGCTAACCGTGTGTACGACACGCTGACGACCGAGAACAATCGCCTCACGATTGAAGGTGGGATGATCCGCATGCACTTCCCAGCTAGTGTAACGAAGGACTATACGTTTAATAAGGCGGCTTACGATTTGTTGGTTACGTCTCCAGGTGGGCTTGTGTACCGTATTTTGGATGGGGATGTGGCCTTTAAGCCAGGAGTAACTCGATGAGTGATTACAACGATCATATTTTTGGGGGTGTGGAAGTTGTCCACATTCCTGGCATTCAAGGCCCGAAAGGCCCGAAAGGGGACAAGGGTGAAAAGGGCGAAGACGGCGAACGTGGTCCAGAAGGCGTTCGAGGCTTACGTGGTCCACAGGGTTTACCTGGTCCTGTGGGCGAAACTGGGAAGCAGGGCGAGCGCGGTAAGCCGTTTACGTACGAAGACTTCAAGCCAGAACAGCTTGAGAAGTTACGCGGTAAGCGTGGAGAGCGTGGGGAACAAGGCGAGAAGGGAGACCCCTTCACTTACGCCGACTTCACGTCTGAACAGCTCGAAGCCTTACGTGGTCCTCGTGGTGAACGAGGCGAACGCGGAGAGCGTGGGGAACAAGGTGAGAAGGGTCAAGATGGCGAACGGGGGGTAGAAGGTCCTCGTGGAGTCAAGGGTGACACAGGCGCACCGTTTACTTACGACATGTTCACATCCGAACAGCTCGAAGCCTTACGTGGTCCTCGTGGCGAACGAGGCGAACGTGGTGAACGAGGCGAGAAGGGTAATCCCTTGCGCTTTGAAGACCTCACTGAAGAACAGAAAAAATCCTTGAATTTTGCTCTTCCAGCTGACGTGATTAGAGAAGGGAAACTGACTGAAGCTATTAATGCTGTTAAGACAGAAGTCTCTAATACCTATGCTACGAAGACAGAAATCAGCAATACCTATCTCTCTAAGGCTAATGCTAGTACTACGTATGCCACTAAAACTGATTTAGCTACTAAAGCTGAAAAGGTTGCTAACGATGCAGACCATGAGAAGTTCAACACGGCTCTTGCAACGCTCAAAGCTGAGGATTCTGCGATTAAGACCTCGCTTGGTGATTATGCCAAGACAGCAGATGTGGACAAGAAGCTTGGTAGTTACGTAACGAGTTCCTCGCTTACCACAACACTTCAGCCTTATGCGAAGACTGGGGACTTGTCGGCTTATGCTCGCACCTCTGACTTAACCTCCTATGCGAAGAAGGAACAGCTTAGTTCTTTAGCGTCTAAAGGGGACGTTAATGAGGTACTTCGCAAGCTTAATAAGAAGGCGGACGAGTCAGCACTCGATTCCAAAGCTAATCGCTCGGACTTAGCCTCGTATGCCAAGACAGCAGACGTGGATTCTAAGCTGAAAGGGTACGCAACTAAGGCAGATGTTGAGGCTTCTGTAAGCCAAGGGGATTTCATCAAGGCAAACGGAAACCGTGGGCAGATTGGTGGGTACTCCACGCAACACGTTAGCACTAGCGCGCCAGATTACCCTAATCCGTTCGTTGTTACAGTTGAATCCTCAGATAACTTATATGTGTATGAAGGAGGAAGTCGCACGATCAAGTTTGTTGCTGGGAGGGAAGATCAAGTGGCTACTAAGGTAGTACACGTGCAAACTGGCTCTATGAGTGAAAGCATAATCAAGTGGGAAGGGTGCGTTTGGACTAGTGGGGAAGCCCCCATTCTCGGAGACGCTGGCAAACGTGCGTTGATTGTGGTAGCGCGGTTTTCCGCTGGCAAAGTGTATGCGTCTGTGTTTTTTAATGAGGCGGATTTGTAATGAAGGTTTTTAAGTTGAATGGCAAAACATACTATTCAGAAGCAGAGATTCGTTCTGCTCTTCCTAATGTGAGTTTCCCTCACTTCACCCCCAACAATATGAAGGCAGTTTGCGCTCTCCTTGGAGTTGAGGTTGAGGATGTACCAGATCCAGAAGTTCCCGATTCTAAATCTGTAGATTTTGCGCTCGATATGAAGAAGTTGGAGCGAGATTCAGCTGTTCGCTCAATTGTTGTCGAAGTGGATGGCATGAAGTTTGATGGGGACGAAGTTGCTCAAGGGCGTATGGCTCGTGCTTTGAAAGTGGCAGAGTTGAACAATCTTGACAAAACCGCGTGGGTCTTAGCGGATAACACTGTGGTGGAAGTCAACAAGAAACAGCTTGGAGAAGCCCTCACCAAGGCAATGCTTCAGCAAGCCACTCTTTGGACGAAGCCCTATGAGGATTCTGACAATGAAGCATCCTGATGCTATTCAAGTACTGTTAGCTCTTGACCAACTGGCAAATACTTTAATCGGTGGTTACGCCGATGAGTCGCTTTCTTCACACGCATGGCGCATGCAGGCACGTGGGAAAACTAACGTTTGGCGTTGGCTTATTGACCATCTTTTCTTCTGGCAGAAGGATCACTGCTACCAAGCATATTTGTCTGAAAAGAAGAGAACTCAGTTACCGCCAGAGTTTCGGGAGGTAGACCATGCTTAATGCAATGATGTTAGGCGCAGGAAAATCGGCACGACCCTTTATAGTTCCCAATGACAAGCTTACGCTTGTTTCTATGAAGGTTAACGAATCATCCACGAAGAACTATGGTGTAGGTCGTTTCAAGGGTATCCCTATATACGATGCCAGTAAAGGTTGGATCACAGGAGGGTATGATGGAGTAATTCAGGATTATGGTGGAAACCCAGCAGGTGGTCGATATACCGATAGCACTGATGTTTTTCGGTTTGTTAATAGATCGCTTAATATGGATTTTGATTGTAGTAAGCCTCTATATGTCGGGTGTTTGGAAACAATGAAAATTCAGGCGATCTACCCAGATGTATTTGGTAGCTATCACAGCGCAGTATCTAAGTCGCTTGTTCCGTTTTTCCCAACAATGGAAGGAAACTACCATATATTTATTACTTCTAAGCCGATTAGATCATTCATGCTTAACACCCTAGTGCTACCAGAGGGAGGAGTAGAAGCAGTAGCGTGCAAGGTCTCTAATGGCGGAAATGCTCAGGAGGTTGTGAAGTTCCTGTTACAGGCTGCAGCAATGGAAGGTATCGTGGATGGGGATTTCGCACAGAGGCATTGGTATGTGGTGTCATACGATGTGTCTGAAGTAGGTGGGAATTATTTCCTAGCAGACTATGAAGGGACGTCATTTTTTGGAGCTGTAGCGAAGGAGAATTTGAGTGATTCAGAGCTTCCGCCAGTAATGACGTACTATTGTGCTGAGACTAGTTTTAAAACTACAATGAAAGGCAAAATTGTGAACATAGGAGTGGAAGTAGGTATTTATGCACCCGATTTAGTTAGAAAGACTTCCCAGTATGCACCATTCCCTCTAGCGAAAAACGCTACAGCTCATATTACCTTTACAGACAAACAATTATTTGAGTAACTCAACAAAAGTGAGAAAGCATGATCAACCCCGATGAGTTAAAAGAGTTCCATGTTTTTGGAGCGTGTGTGCTGTGGGCAGGGGTATGTGGGACATTGTCGTACTTGCTCAAAGTGCAAGAGGGGCATGTTTTCCGATGGACGGAGTTTGTCCTTCACACCGCCGCTTCGTCCGTAGCTGGCGTGATTGCCTACCAGCTTCTCCATCACTGGGGCGCACCGCCCGATTTGTCAGGGGCGTTATGTGGTTTGGCTGGCTGGATGGGCACACGTGCGATGAAACTTTTTGAAATCCTCGTGCTTAAAAAAGTCGAGGTTGATGAAAAAAGTCTGGAGAAAAACGAAGATGAAGTTCGATGAGTATGATCCTAATGTTGCCAAGGACTTCATTAAGGAGTGGGAGGGCTGTGAGCTCGAGTCCTACAAATGTTCTGCTGGTGTTTGGACTATTGGCTATGGTCACACGGTGCACGTAACCAAGGGGATGAAAATCTCCAAGTTCGAGGCTGAGAAGTTCCTTGAAGAGGATCTCCAGAAAATGTTTAAGGAGACGAAGAAGCTTGTCTCCGTGGACATTACAGAGGGTCAGTTCATTGCTCTGATGTCCTTTGTGTTCAACCTAGGGGCGACAGCCTTTCGCACGTCTACCTTGCGCCGATGTTTAAACCGTGGAGATTATGAGTTTGCAGGGAACGAGTTCCTCAGATGGCATTTTTCTGAGGGGAAGTCTGTCCCTGGCCTTCTTGCTCGCAGACGTGCAGAGCGAGAGCTTTTTAGGGGAGAGAAATGAAATTTGTACTGAATTTAATTAGTAAAGTCGTAAGATCTGAGGGCGTCTCATACTTAGGTTTAGGCGTGATTGCGGTGATCATTGTGGGGGCGATTCTACGTATAAACGCGGTGAAGCTTGAGCAAGCCGAAACCCATGTAAAGATGCTTCAGGAAGAGGTTCGTGGTCACAGGGAGATTCAGATAAAATATGCGAAAATCGTGGATACATTACAAGACCAACTTGCTCGTGCCAATTCTCTTGCTCGCGCTCGGGTCGCAGATATTGAGCGGTTGCGCAACGCAAACGCCAAGCTCCAAGCCAAGCTTGCCGCAAGTCCCACAGAGCCTAACGCAGAAGCACTTGCCCGATGCTCACAACTACTCTCAGAAGGTGCAGGACTGGCTGCAGAAGGTGAAGGACTTCTACTCACGCATGGAATAACTCATGACGCATTAGTAGAGCTTAAAAAGCAGTAATCTGGTATACTGGTGCTAGGTTTTAACGTATATAAATCGTATACAAAATGAGGAGTTAATATGGAACACGATCCAGTAAACCATCCGTCTCATTACTGCACTTACAAGCGTGAGGTTATTGAGCTTACTCGTTACTTAGATTTCACCGTAGGCAATGCCGTGAAGTACATTTTGCGTGCGCCGTTCAAGGGGAATTACTTGCAGGATATGCAGAAAGCCCTGTGGTACATCCGTGATGAAAACACGCAGAAATCGGCTGTAATCACTTACCGTGCGCGTGAAGTGGCGAAAGACTTTGAAAACCCTATTGTGTCGGCGTTATTAGATGCGCTTCCTGTATCTCGTTTTGATTGTGCTTGTGGCGAAGTTACTGCTCGCCTTAACGTGGTGGAATCGATGATTGAGAAAGCCATGTTAGAGTATGAGATTAAGGAGCTTAAAGAGAAGCGCAAGGAGCTAACCAGTGGCATTAGCCGAGCTTAATGAATATTTCTGTGCTGATGGAAGAAGCTTCAGCTCTGTGTTCTACCGAGGAACTGGTGGAGACCAGAACTTCGGCATTTTCACATCTGACGGCATGGACGTTGGCCAACAGTACCAGCGAGCGGTAACTACGTTCGATTCTGGGTTCTTCGTTGGGAACGAAGATATTGGGCGCAAACTGCTGAATACTGAGGCTTATGTAACTACGGAAGTTGTTGGTAGTGGGGTCACCACGTTCGATAGAAGTCATGCTGGGCGCATCCGCAAACGAGACGAAACCCCGAACTTCACCGCAACGGTTAGTTTCCGAGTTATCGGTGGCTCTGGCAAAGTCAACGGGTTTGAGTGGTTCAGTGAGGCTGATCGCTTTGGCGATGTGCACTTCTTGAACGTGAATGACTACTCGAAAGTAGCCACGATATACGGCGAAAACACGCGCATTATTACTGGGAAGATTAAGGCCTTAGGGTGGACTCGCCGTGGCGACAAGTGGTATCGAGGGGACGACAACTGGTGGCAGAAGCCTACCACGTGGGTTCGAGTTCGATTCACGGACACCATTACTGGGGTGTCTTATGTTTCCGTACCGCATACGTTTGTTCGTCTGGACTTGGTTAGTAAAGACCCGAACTGGGCGCATCTTGGCAAGCAGTGTGATTACCACTGCTCCTGCGATTCTTACTGCTCCTGCGACAACCACTGCGACAACTGCTGTGAAGGTTGGGAATAATGTTATATGACGTTAAAGTGCTCTATAGAGGTGAAGAGCAGACTTGGACGTACGGGACGAACTCTCATGCAATTACCGATTGTTATGGGATTCGCCGAAACCCGAAAACCCGAGAGAATGTGAGGACTCCCCCTGGTGGGATTATTTCTCTGTCTATTTTCCTTGGGTTTAATTGCAACCTGAATTGTTCGTACTGCTACCAGAAAGGCCATCACAATAGCCATAACAAAGTGGTTGGCAGTCCGAAGATGATTCCTGAGTTCTTTGAGAAGCTGAAGGCTCGTAATCTGACGGGCATCCGCTCTATCACTTTCTGGGGTGGAGAACCTTTAGTTTTCTGGAAAACCATCGTGGAGATGATCCCTCGTTTTGAGGAGCTCTATCCTGGTGTGCGTTTCGCAGCAATGACTAACGGGACTCTCCTCACTGAGGATAAAGTCGATTTCATGAAGGCGCATAACTTCCAATGCAACGTAAGTTGTGATGGATTCCCCGATGAACGAGGGTACGACCTTCTCCTTCTCAAAGGGCCAGAACTCAAGTACTTGATGGAACAGCTTGGAGACCGTACGCTCTTCCAAGCAACGGTAGGTAAGGGGCGTGAAGACATCACTCCCGCCTTGATGCGGTTTCGCAAGATGCTTGGGGGCGAGGTCAGAATTAGTTTCGGCCATCCGATCCGTGCAATGAGTAAGGACGACCCGTCCATGAACTACTGCATGACTGAGTGGGAAACGTATGCAAACTCGTTGTACGAAAATTGGTTGAAATACCCAGAGAATGTCATCGTTCCAAAGTTGAGAGATGTGAAGACGCGCATCATCCACCGTATCCAAGAGAACCTCACTCGAGGGACGTGTGGCCCAGCCCGTGGGGATAACCTCGTTTTAGGACTTGATGGAAACACGTACTCTTGCCATGCGGGGAGCGGAACGCCTTCGGGGACACTTGAGGATTATGAATCCCGCTCGATGGATGAGTTCTTGCTCGCTGGCTTTGTCGATGAGTTTTGTAAAGATTGCCCTGTGCGTTTCGTTTGTCGCTCAGGTTGTCCGATGACGGACAAAGATGGGTTCGCAGCCTCTTGTATGGGGCGTTACGGATGGTCTATGGGCGTTATCAAAATGGCTTGGAAAGAATTATTTGACGTTGAGGTGATTTCCATCACCCCGCATAAGAAGGAGTAGGCAATGGCCACTAAACTTAAGTTCACCGTAAACATCACTGGCGTGTTCGAGGAAACCTCCTACGCCGCAGCTCAAGCTTGGGTTATTAACCAGCTTATGCAGAACGAAGAGTTCACCCACATGAACCTTCAGCGTGTTGACCTTGTGCGTTGGAGTGATCCGACTACGAACAAGCCGATTGATGCGACCACGGGAAAGCCGATTAACGAAGATGACGAATAAAGATTACATTTTCAACTCTCCAGCAGTGTTGAAGTTCGTATCTTCTCAGATCTTCGGGGATGATGATTTCCCCGAAGATTCTCCCAGTATCGGGGTCGTGGAGAACGGACATATCGTTGCAGGAGTGGTGTACACGATGTACACGGGGACGGGCGTGTGTATGCACGTGGCGTCCAACAAAGAGGGGTGGCTGACAAAGGACTTCTTACGCATGGCCTTTCAGTACCCCTTTATCCAATTGGGCTGTCGCCGAGTTACGGGTTTAGTTCGCTCTGATAACTACCAAGCCCAAAAGTTCGATGAACACTTAGGGTTCAAGCGCGAAGGCGTTATCCGCGAGGGCGATGATGACGGGTGCGACCTTATCATTTATGGCATGTTGCGCAGTGAGTGCCGTTGGATTTAAGGAGTAACGTATGGGTAAGAAGAGCGGTAGCTCTGCGCCTCCAGTAGACCCGCGAGTCGGGATCGCTATGGAGAAACAGGCCGCGATTGCTGAGAAACAGCAAAAGTGGTACGAGGAAGAAATTTATCCGTGGCTTCAACGCCAGACTGAAAAGCAGAACATGTGGTCTGAAGAAGACCGCAAGTTTGCAAAAGACAACGCGTTGTGGTGGCAGGGGTTAGCTCGTGAGCAGTCTGATAAGCAGAACGCTCGTGCAGACCAATACTATGACCGTTGGAATCAAAAGTACCGCCCGCTTGAAGATTCCATGATCAAGGACGTGGAACGGTACAACGGTGGAGCGGAGCAGGAGCGTCAAGCTCAGTTAGCTATTGCGGACTCTCAGACGGCTTTCGCCAAACAGAAGCAACAGCAAGCGATGAACCTTGCTGCTTATGGGGTTGACCCAAGCTCTGGGCGTTACATGAGTCAGATGAATGCCATGCAGACCAACCAGGCTGCGATCCGTGCAGCCGCGGCCAACCAAGCCCGACAAGCTGCGGAAGCCCTCGGCTGGCAGAAGAAAACTCAGCTGGCTCAGCTCGGTCAGCAGTACATCACCAACAGCCTTAATGCCTCTGGTCAGGCTACGAACTCTGTGGGGACGATCGGTGGGTTGTCTAACCAGTCTGTGGGTCAGGCCTCTCAGTTCGGTCAGCTTGGGACTGCGAACATCTCCAACCTCGCTAACGTTGGTCTGCAGTCTTATCAGTCGTTGGGTAATGCTTGGGGTAGCTACGGCAATCTCGGTATGCAAGTTTCTAACTACAACCAGAACGCGTGGAAGGCCCAAGAAGAGCAGAAGACCCAGCGTTCTGGCCAGATGATGCAGATGGTTGGTGGTCTTGCGGCCGCTGGTATGTCGATGATGTAAGGCGTGTTATGGACTTACTTGATGATCTGTACGCACGCCACCCGATAGTGCACTTGCTCTTTAGTGGGGGGAAGGATTCTACGCTTTGTTTGCAGAAAGTCCTCTCCAAGGGGTTTGGCCCTCGTACGGTGGTTCTCCACGTAAACACGGGTTGCCAGCCCCCAGAAGTGCTTGAGTACATCGAGAGCTACCGTCCTCAGGTGCTTGCTCTTGTGGAAATACACTCCAACGTGATGGACTGGATCAAGTTCAACGGGTTTCCCTCTGAGCTTGTAGATGTAGACCGCACTAACGAGGGACGATCCATTCTGTGGATACGTTCTGGGTTGAAGGTCTGCTCTCGCATTGAGTGTTGCCGTGCGAACTTATGGAATCCACTGCGTGATTGGATTGCAGAGCATGACGTAAGCGCGATGGTGTTTGGAGAAAAAGACTCCGACCCACGTGGGGCGCGTCCTAACCTTTGGGATGTGAAGGGCAAGCCAGTGGAGATCTGCCGACCGATTTCTCTTTTAGATAACGAGGGGGTTCGCGATGAACTGAAAGAAATCATGCCTAACTATCCTGCTCGTTTTGGTGGCGATAGTTCTAGCGTGGATTGCGCTTGTTGTACTGCCTTTTGGGAGTATGCCCCCGAACGCTTGGCTTACTTAGATAAACACATGCCTGAGTTTGCCAATTTAGCGCGTGGAGCGATGCGTCAGATGTATGTTGACGCGAAAGAAACCTTAGACAAATTAAAAACTTCTTTGGAGAATAGTTAATGGGAAGCGTATGGGATGCCGTTGTACAGGGCTATTACCTTGGTAAAGACGCTCGTGGGCGAATTGATAAATACAAGAAAGACAAGGCATTGGAAGAGTCCCTTGCTAGCGCAAAGTCGGCGTATGAAAAGTCGCTAAACTCTGTGCAGGAACGCTCAGAAGATTCACCAGAGATGGCGAACCTGAAGGGTCACTTACAAGACGCCGTGAGCCAGAGTACAGGTGGTCAGGTTGAGGAGGTCGGACCAGGAGTGTATGCTCCTGTCCAAGCTCAGACTGACTTGAAACCCATGCAAGCTCCTGAAGGTGGGGTTGTCCCGTCTCGTGGTGCTCCTAACCCCCAAGCCCAAGCCCCAATGGTCTCGGCTCTGGGTACTCCTCCGATGATGCGCCTCACTGGTGCGCAAGCTCCAGCGGGGCAAGCTCCCGCAGGTGGGAAGGGGTTCTCTGACTACAACATCCAGTTAGACCGCGATGAGCCTGGGCTCTACCAGTTCAAGGGGATTTACGACACTCCCGAAGTTCGTGCGAAGAACGAGCAGGAGGCCTACCAGCGCAGTCTCTCCCGTCGGGCTCGATTGTCGGGCGACAAGGGCATTCCTAACCCGAGCGGTGATCCGTCCCAGACAATGGACGTGAAGGATCTCGTACGTTACGGGGATAAGGCAGACATTGCCAAAAACCAGATGATGGCTGAACGAGCGTACCGCAACGCGAAGTTTGACGCCTATCGTCAGTACTACATGGACAACCCCGAGGCTCTGCGTAAGCTTGACGTTGAAATGCGCCAGGCTCGTTGGGGTGATGCCTACCAGGACTTGATGGATGGTGTAGCTGATGGCGACATGGACTCCATCCGCACGTTGGTGGGCGTGCACAACGCTGCCGTTGGTGAAAATGGTAACCGTATTGAAATCTCGGACAATGGGAAATTTAACCTCGTTGCTCCTGATGGGGCTATTTTGCGCCAGAACTATGTCCCAACGAATTCTGAGTTGAATCGTGCGGGTGCACTTTGGATGGCTCAAAAGATTGCCAGTGAAACAGGTGATTTCGCTGGGCTGACCGCTGCTGAAGATAAGGCGAAAGACTGGGCTAAAGGTAACCTTGATGCTACGCTGGCGGTAGCCAAGGAAGCTCGTGAGGGCATGGATGCAGAAAATGTCGCTCGCCATCGCCAGAACACTGATGCGCTCGGCCTCTATGGTAACCAGATTAAGGAAGAGTACTACCGCTCTGCAGGTACAGGTGGTGGATCTGGTAGTACAGCTAGCAATCTTGCAGCCATGGGGCTTAAGTCCGAAAAGAATGATGAAGGCGGGTACACCATCAAGAATGGCAATGTCCCTGTTGGTAGCATGAGCATGGAAAGCTCGCTCTTTATTCCGATTGGGCAAACCCTTGATAAGGTTCAAGAGCTTGCGAGAGAAGCTACCGCCTCGAATGAAGGCTCGGTGGTTACCTTTGGGCGCACGCCTGACGGGCGTCCTGCTAATCTCGTGGTTACGCCTGATGGCATGGCCTATGAGTTGGGCAAGTCTCCTGAAAACAAGTTTGAATTTAGTGCAACTGGGCCTAGCGGTGCGGGTGGCTCTGGTGGTCGCCGTCAGATGGGTCGCACTCCTCCGCCTCAACTTCTCCAGCAGAACACGGACTTTGGGTCTCCTTACTCTCGTGGCCGTCAAACGCACGGCAAAGCCGAGTGGGGTGGATCTCCTCAACAGACGAATTCTCAGGCTAGTTCCCCACAAGTTCCTGCAGACAAGGGTATCCCCACGGCTCAGGAAGCTAAGGCTCAAGTTCGCTCTGGTGGAACAGCTCCTGCCAAGACAACGAAGACCTCTGGTGGAACAGCTCCTGCCAAGTCCACGGGCAAGGCAACGACTAAGACCACTGCGAAGGACGCACCTAAAAAGAATGAAGCTCCAAAGAAGGAAACTGCCATCACGCCTAATCCGAAGTCCAAGCCAAAACCTGATCCAAAGCAGATCGAAGCTGAGCGTAAGGCCATCTCTGAAGACGTGAAGAAGCATATGCAGTACGCTCAGGATGACGATGCGCCTTCTCAGTACGAGAATGACAACCCCGAAGAAGCTAACGAGCGTGGGCAGATTTCCCGCTCTGAAGTGGATGCGTTTAAGGACACCCTTGACGGAAGCAAGAAGAGGATCAAGGACGCCACCGAAAAGGTCAAAGAGAAGGTCGAAGACGAGTCCAAAAAGCGCGCCCAATACGCGGTAGATGATAGCCAAGAAGATCACGCCGTAGGAGACCCTGATGAGGGAGATCGCCGTGTGCTTCCAGATCAGGCTAACGCGAAGGATGTCCTTGCGGATATGCGGAAAAACGCCAGCAAACATATCAGCGATTTTGCAGAATCGGCTAATCGACTTGTTCGTCCAGCTGTAGATGCAACTGAGAAGGCTGCACGCAAGGCTTATGACGAAGCATTGGACGTGGCTCGTAAGGGATACAACAAAGCCGCTGAAGGCGTGGCTGATGCGTACAAACGCGCTAGATCTCGCCACGAATTAGTGCAGGAGAACATCAAGAACTCCCAGATCATGAAGGATGTGCACGCAGAGGGTCGAGTTCATCCTAGCACGCGTTCTAAGTTACTTCCTGGCGAGCGTGAGGCTCGTACCCGACTCGATGATGTAAGCGCGCAGTGGCGACAAGAAGACGGCCGTGCACAACGCAAGCGTGATCGTGATGAAACGTTCAAGGGGATATTGGAGAAGCGACTGAGCACTCCACCAAAAGGGAGGACTCCAAAAGAGTTCGTGGCGCGGCTACAGAAAGTAGTGCTCTCCGCCACCCGTGGTTCGCGAAACCAGAAAGAAACTCTCGTGAAGCTGTCCAAGGGCAGACGTGAGGCGATTGAAAAGCGAAACTACTACCTGAACCTTGCGGGCAAGCACCCGTCTGAATCGGTTAAGCGTGCGATTTACGAGCAAGGTACATTAGCTGACCTTTATGGGAAGCAGATTGAGTTGCTCCTCGACGCTTCGTCTAAGCCAGAATAATAGGAGAACACAGTGGCAGGAAAAGCCTATTCTCTCACAGGTCAGTACCTTACAGCTGCTGACTTTGATAACACCTCTGCTCCTGGAGAGGAGCAGAACGAAGGTATCCTTGGGGACTCTTGGACTGACTTAAAAGAGTTCGGTGTAGGTGCACTGGAAATAGGAGCAGGGTTAACAGACCTCTCTTCCGAGATATTGCCAGGGGGTAAGCTCATCAAAAAGGGTGTGAGCCACTTAACAGGTATCGATGAGTCTGACCTCTCGGCCACGAAGCACTTAGCTCCAGTGGCCAAGGAGTGGCATGAGGCGCATCGCCGTGAATACTCTCCTGAACGCCAAGCTCAGGAAGACGATTACGATCGTCAGCGTGCTGAGGCCGAGGGTAAGGGTTGGATCTCTGAGGCAGGTGCAACTGCCAAGGGGATTCTCACTAACCCTCGCGTGGCCTTCGGTCGAGTGGTGCAGTCCGCTCCATATGCTATCCCTGGTGCGCTTGCTGCTCGTGGCGGCGCGTTGATTAACCTCGCACGTGTTTCTGCGCAGGAAGCAGCCAAGGGGATTTCTAAGAATGCCATCTCCAAGGAGTTGCTCTCTACTGCAGCATCCAGAGGGGCTTCCACTGGGGAAGCCATCTTTAACGGCATGGTTGGGGCAGGGTCTGCTGCGTCCAGCATCCAGCAACGCAATCTGGAACAAGGCAAAGATGTCAACGAGGGGATTTACTGGGCTATCCCCGCAGGGCTTGGTAGTGCTGCCGCAGGTAAAGTCGCTGGTCAGATGGGTGACATCGAAACAACTCTTTTCACCCCAGGTGGTGGTGCACGAGCTATCGGTAACTCTGGAACTGGGATCAAGGGACTCCTTAAGGGATCTGCCCGTGTTGCGGGGGTTGAAGCGGGTGAAGAAGCTGCTCAGACATTATCTGAAAACGCGTTTGGGAATATTGGTGCAGGTGATCCTTGGAACAAGGGGCTTGCAGGAGATATGGTCGAAGGCGCAATGATCGGTGCTATGCAGGGTGGGGCTCTGCACGGCCTCACTCGCCGTAATAAGCGCGAGCTCATGGACAATAGCAACGAAGCTACGAATGCCGATCCGACTAATCCCAACCCGCCCGCCGATGGGGGACAGTCATCGATGTCCACGTCCTCGTACTCGAACGAAGATCTCGAGGCGGAACTCGATGCCAAGCTTGCTCAGGAGCAGGAAAGTGTCTCTGAAAACACAGACGAACGCGATCTCAGAGAAGCCGAAGCGAAAGCGCAAGCCAAGGCAGAGGAAGAAGCCCTCGCAGAACAGGAATCGGGGGCAGTGGCAGTCCCAACAACCGAACCACCGAGTGGGACGGAATCCTTCCACTGGAATCCAAAGAGTTACGAACTCTACGATAATATGTCCGAAGAAGACAAAGCAGGGGTTCAGGCGTTCGGTGCTCGAGTCGCTGACTCTGCTCCAGCGGTAACTAGCAAACAAAAGTCACCAACCCTTGCAGACTACCACGCATATAAGGCGGTCAAAGCACGCACTAGTGGAGATCCGCTTTATGACAAGATCTTAGACTCTCTCCTTATTGGCCAGAGAGAAGCGGGGCGTGGGACGTATACGACTAAGGAGCTTATTGCTGAGGCTGAGGCTATCTACAAACGAGCTACACGAAACGCCTCCTCTGAAGGAGAGATCGCTCAGAACATTATTGACGAGTTCTCTCTTCGTGAACAGCAAGCTACGGTAGCAAAGAAAAACCTCCCCATGGCAGCTGATGTGTACAACGCGGCGGGGGAAACGTTTATCAACGGGCCAGACTGGACGACCCAGCGATTCTCCATGTGGAAAACCGCTCGAGACACTGCGCGTGCTACCACGCGAACGGCCAAAGTTGTGCGTGCGCAAGTGCCAGAAACGTTTAAGCCTGCCCCTGAAGGAAACGAAATCCTGCAGGAAGTGCATTCTGTATTACGAAATAAGGTCGAGGAAGAAGGACGACTCTTGTCTCTTGAAGAAGTGGAAGATCTTCTCCTCGATGACCCTGCATGGAATATGGAAGTTGGCCCATTCAACACTCGCACTTGGGGCGATAAGGGGATTTCGCAATTTATTTCCAAGCAGGACTTAAAGAATGTGAACTCTGGAGTCCGCCAAGCTAAGCGTGATGCCAGTAACCGCCTCCAAGCAAAGGTAAACGAGATTACACAAAGACTCCAGGAAGAGTATCCTGGTCGACTGTGGTATGACGATGAGCTGACGGAAATCGCTGCGACTGAGATTGGCAATCCTAAGCCTAATCTTTTCCCAGAGGAAATTCGCCAGCCAGCGGACGTGCGCCGAGAAAGCCCTCACGCTAAAGAGATCTTCAGAGCAAAGAAGCGCACTGACTATGAGGGTCGCCGTCAGTATCGTGCAGAATTGGAAGCAAACTCCAAGGAGAGCACTCGCCCACAAGTCCCGCAAGTAGAAGCTCCAACTAAACCGAAAAACGAGCCAAAGCCAGCGGTTCAACCTGAGTCTAAGGTAGAAGAGAAAGAGGAGAGTACTTCTAAGCCCAAGCTACCCACTAAGGAAGAGCCCTCTAAAGTCGAGGATAAAGAAGAGCCGTCTAAGCCTGAGTCGAAGGAAGAGACAAAAGCTCCAGAGCCTCCTCCTAAAGAAAGCTCTAGCTCGGAATCTCATGAAGAAGAGAAAGTGGATGATGCTACCCAAGAGGCGGCCAAGGAACTTTCTAAGGAAGAGGTTAAAGAGGAATCTCCGAAGCACCCTATCGTGAAGAAATTCTTAGATGGGCTGGAGCAGATCACTGAGGGGGAAACGGAAGAGGGGTTTGAAAAAGAGCGTAAGCAGAAGAGCCGTTTAATTGGTGAAGCGATCAAGACCCTTTTCAAGAGTGCTGATGGGCGAAAAGCCGAGGTGGAAGAAGATGTGAAATCGGTGCTTGATCAGCTGTTCCCCGAGGGTGGGCTGGAGAGCGCAAGCCCTGTACCAGAGTTGGCAACCGAATTCTTGAAGCAGCTCATTCCATACGTGGTGAAGTATTTGGGGAAAGACTCCCCCTTGTTTACGGATACGATTAAGCGCATCCGCAGGGAATACGTTTCCGCTTCAGGCGAAGAAGCTCTTCAAAATATGGTGAAGGAACTCTCGAAAAAAGGGGGGGTCTTCAAAGGTGCGCTTGACGAGCTTAAAGATGAGCTTAAGAAAGATGGGGTGCTAAAAGATCCATCCATTGTCGAGGACACAAGCCCTGATGATGCGGACTCTCCCGAAGCAAAACAGTATCGCAAAGAACGAGAGACAAAGGCTCTTATGGAAGCTACTTACTCGTCTAATGAAGATGAGGAAGTAGGAGAAGTCGCATCGAGTGATGCGCTTGATTTCCCAGAAATTGGGGAACGCCAAGCTCTGGACGAACACCTGTCTTCTGACAACAGATTCACAGAAGGGGAAGACGGGGCAGCGACAGTAAATCAGAAAGTTCATCGGTATGTGCTGAAGCGAGTCGGAGATATCCTAGAAAAGTCAGGCCTCATTAAGAAAGATTTCAACTGGGGTGACTCTCGGTACACCTATTTCGAGCTCTCCTCGGAAACGCAAGATGCGATCTACGAGGCTATGGGGGCTGCGGAGGAAGCAGGGAAGGTAGATGATGTACTAGATGCTGTGGATTCTGGCATGCAAGAACTCGTGGACGCTCTGGTTAAGCAATACTCTGTTTCTGATTCTAGTCGTTCCACTAAAGCTACATTACTGTACAAAGGTACACAAGCAAACGAAGCCAGTGCGCTCCTCTCCTATCTAGAAACTGCGTTTAGGTTAGGAAGCACTGAGTACAGTGACCAGTTAATGGCCTATGCAAGCAAGCTTTTGAAAGAGTCCCAGAAGCGAGATGATGGGAAATCGCTTACCCAAGAGATTGATGAAGGCCATGTGGAAGAAAGCTGGGAAGAAGAGGGATACCCTGAAACTCCAGATGGGTTCGCTTACAACGAAGAAGCCCAGAAGAACATTCCCTCTGTTCCTAACGCCAAGGCTAAGGGCTGGAAGGAAACTTCTGCGGAAGACTTCTTTAGCAACGCTCCTACTACTCCTATCGGGAAAGCCATCCATGAGGCGATGTCCATGGTGCATGACTCCTTAGGGGAAGTCGGTGGGGTCGCTGTATCTATCGGGACTATCCTTAAACACGGTGTGAACCTCTCTGCCAAGGCTTTAGGGCAAGTGATGTCTCCTCGTACGGCTCAGATTATTGCTCTGGCAGTAAATACTCTCACCACAAACGGATGGAAGATTCCTGAAAACACGTTGGTGGTAGATAATCGCCGTTCTCCCACACCTACTAAGTCCCTCGGGGATTTGGGAAAAACCACTGGTAAGACACGTGTTAGCGGAAACGGTCTGACCCGTGAAACCCGTGGCGCAGATGGAAAGGTCAAGAGCCAGGAACTCGCGGCTAAGGATGGTGCTGTAGTGGCGTTCTCTGTAAGCGACACCGAAACTGTAGATGCACTCCGAGGGGTAAAGAAACTTACCCCTGGGCAAAAAGTGGCCGTCCGAGGTGCTCGAAACGCTAAGAACCAAGCTGTGGTGGTGCACGAGCTTTTGCACGCCATCGATGCTAACTCTGGGTGGTTGGGGACTAAGGCGTTAGATAAACTTGTAGGGAAGGACTCGCCTGCTCAGAAGCTAGCTAATTTAGGGGAAGAGATTAATACTCTCGTTGCCAAGGGCAAAGCTAGCACTCCTAGAGAAACTATGCTACTCGCCACTTTTGGGTGGGAGGGGCTTGGTGCGCTTGCTGACGTGTTACCAGTGCTAGGTAGCGACAGCACAGTTGAAGTTTTTGCCACGGTCGGAAGCCACATGTTGACTTCCCCTGCGTTTAATAAACTGTTAACATTTAACGAGACCGCCAAGGATGCCAAGGCTCTCTTTGACGCCGTTAATTCAATTAAGGATATACAGAATGTACAGCAAGGATCAAGCAGTAGTGGAGATCACGGAGTACCTGTGCAAGGGGCTCAAAATGGAGAAAGACCCACTAGTCTCACCAGAGAAAGTGTGGCGAGTGTACATGCTACTGAGAACTCCGACAAAGGAATATCGGGGGATTTTTCCGAACTTCAACCGAGGGGGGAGAGGAGGAAGGATTCCGCTAGTGGTTTGCAAGGAGATAACGGACACGTCATGGAAACACATGAAGGAGGAGATGGACAAAGCGGAAGCTCGCTGGATACGCCGCTACGCAATTCCAACTCTAACTCGACCAAAGCCCTTAGCGCAGAAATTAGCGCGGGATATGGTGGAAGCGCAAGCACTGAAAGTTCTAACAGTGCCACCGACAACTCTTCTCCACGAGCTTCTTTGCTACCATATGCACCTGAAACCAAGAGCAACTCCTCTGGAAAGATGCAAGGAAGTCATGACAATGCTCAAGAAGGAGGAGATTCGTCAGTTTCTTCGGTATCGAAGAGTGGACGTACGACCGACTCTACCCAGCGAACTCAAACACACGGGAAAATGGGAGGACGTTCTGGCAGTGGCAATGGAGATGGAGGACTACCTCCACAAAATATTCATGAACGACACGTACCTCACGCATCTCCTGCTACAGAAAAAGTAAGCACTGGGATTATCGGGGCGTTCTACACCAACGCCCGCCGAGCGATTGATAAGCGCATCTCTTCTCAAGGGTTACGCACGTTTGCGAACAACTTGGTAGGCGTTGTTTCTAAGACTGCTTTCGGTGGGTTCTTCCTCCGAGACTTAGTGCAGTACGCCTCTAAGCTTTTGCCTTCTGCCAACACGTGGTACAAGTTGATGGAAGAAAGCTCTGCTTTCCGACACAATCTCCAGCAACGCGCTGCGGATATCAGTCGCCGTGCAAGCAAACTTTCGTCTAAAGAACGAGATGCTGTGAACGAGTTCTCGGCAGACATGACGATCGATGGCCACTGGGCATATTACGAACCTCGTGTGTACAAAACCAAGGCCACTTATGACGAGGCAATCGAAGCTCTTAAGCCAGAGCCCAAGCGCAAGGTAATGGAACTCCGCGAGCGATTCAACAAACTCTCCCCTGCTGCTCAGCAGATTGTGCGGGATATGTTTGCTCATACTATTATCACGCGTAAGCTCGAGGCTTCGGTGCTCTTGGATCAAATGAAGGAAGACTACGAGGCTAAGATCAAAGAGGTCACGAACCCTGAGCTCTTGGAAAAACTCAAAAAAGATTACGATGATAATCGTAAAACAGCTCTATCTATCGCAAGTAAGAGCAAGATGCCATACCTTCCACTGCGCCGTTTCGGGGATCACCTCACTGTGGCTCGTTCTGCGGACTATCAGCGACTCGAAAATAAGCACATGGCTATCCAAGAAAAACTTGAGAATGAGACTGATCCGCAGCGCAAGGCTCAGTTGAACAAGATGCTCAAAGAGACTTCTGACCAGATTCACATCATGGAGCAGAACGCAGATCACTACATGGTGGTCTTCTCTGAAACCCTTGGTGAGGCCAACGAAGTTCGCCGATCCCTTGAAAGCTCGAACCCTGGCATGGATATTCAGGTGTACGAAAAGTCTAAGTTCTTAGGTGAGCGTGTTCCTTCTTTCAAGAAGATGCAACAGGTTATCGACTCGTTCAAGAACTCGATGCAGTACGAAAACCTCATCCACAGCAAAGACGCTTCTAAGGATCGTGAGATCCTGCGTAAGATGGAAAGCCTCGCTGAAGACATCTACATCCGCAGACTCTCTGAGGAAAGTGGGCGAAAGGCAGAACTCCAACGCCGTAAGATCGCGGGCTTCCACTCTGACATGATCGAAAACCTTACAGAAACATCTGTGGGTGAGTCCTCGATTATTGCCAGCATGAAGTACGGGTCTCGCACGTTGAACGCTCTGACGGCCATGCGCAAGGAAGTCAAGAACCACCGTGGGGAACAACAGGAACTTGCGGGGATGCTCCACAACGAGATCCTCTCGCACCATCAGATGTATCTGAATCCTGCTGATTCCAAGCTCGTGAGCAACATGATGCAAGCATCGTCCTTCTACATGTTGATGATGCGACCTGCATACTACTTGCAGAACTTAACTCAGCCTATGATGATGTCCGCGCCTTACATGGCCAAGAACTTCGGAGTCAAGGCGTTCACAGAGTTAGGGAGCATGATGAAGGTCATGGCCACGATGGTTGGCAAGGGGGCTGTAACTCTGGAAGACCTTAAGTCCAGTCTGAACCAGCCTGGGGATGAAGAGGTGTACCAAGCCCTGATGAAGGAACGTGACCTGGGTCGTATTGACGTGGGTCTGTCTCTGGACATGGGTCGTGTCGAAGGCCGTGGGAAAGTTGCACATACAATGAAGAAGGTCAGCGACCGTATGCAGGGCTGGTCTCGTAACGTGGAAACGATCAACCGTGTGGCAACGTTCGTAACGGCATTCCGCTTGGCTAAGAAGGCAGGGATGGCTGATCCCCACGCCTACGCAAGTGATGTGGTGTACCGCACCCATGGGGACTACTCTGGGTTGAACGCTCCGCGTCTCTTTACAACCAACGGGTTGGCCAAGCTGATGACGCAGTTCCGTAAGTTCCAGCTGATTCAGATCTCCATGATGATGAACGTTGGGGTACAAGCGTTTAAGGGTGCAACTAAGGAAGAACGTGCTCTCGGTCGCAGAGCAATGATCTACACTTTGGGGGTTCACTTCGCGATGACGGGGCTCAAGGGGCTACCAGTAATTGGTACAGCCATGGCGATGCTCCCGCTGATGTTCGGTGACATGGGTGATGACGATGAAGACGTTGTCCGAAAGGCGGTTAATGATAAGCCTCTCGCTGACTTCTTGCTCTACGGCATCCCGAAACTTTTCGGTATTGACGTGAGTAAGAAGATCGGGGCAGGGGAAATGTTCTCCGTCCTCCCGTTCTGGAGTGGAAGCATCACAGGTGGTAAGGCATCCTACGGTGAGTTACTCACCAATGCGCTTGGGCCTTCCGCGAGCTTGGGGCTTCGTATGTTCCAAGGCTTCCAATACGCTGCGAACGGAGACATGCTTAAATCCATGGAACAGTTCTTACCTAACGGTATGAGCGACACCTTGAAGGCCTACCGCATGGGAACTCAGGGCATCACAACGTCCAACGGTGTTGTAGTTCTAAGCCCACAGGAATACAAGTGGTACGACATGATCTGCCGAGCCCTGGGTCTTCCCACGAACACGGAAACTGACCGTAACCGCTTGAACACCTCGCTCAAGAACCATACCCAAGCTCTCACAGTGGAGTACTCTCGCATTCGCCGAGACTACATCGAGGCCTACAAGGCTAAGGATGAAGCGGGTAAAGCACGAGCCCGCCGTGAGTGGCTGGAGATTGGCAAGAAGAGTAAGGCCATGCGCATCCCACCACGCCCACTATCTGACTTACTTAAGTCTGGTTACGCTCGTATCAGGGATGAAAAGCGCGCAGCCAAGGTCGGGGCAGGGCTGTCGGTGAGACGCCATGAGGAGGGGTTCATTCGTGAGATGATGAACAAGTAACGTAATCAGCCCACTCCTGTAGAAGTTGTCGGCGGTGTTCCATGAGGTCAGACCTCTGGTACGCTGCCGACACTTTATTACCCAACACGTGTTGGAGACATGCCTCTCTAATCTCTGTATCCTTACGGTTATCTGCACACCACGTGCTAAAGCTCGCTCGGAACCCATGGACAGTTACTGGGGCTATTGTCTTTAGAAACTTCAACATGGTGTCCTTTACTGTTTTAAAACACTTATCTGCACCGCCTAGTAATTCCACCCCCTGCGTAACTACTGGGAATTTAAACTCATCTGAGGTTTTAGTGTCGTATACCGTGGCAATAGATGAATCAAAGTCTACGTTCTGACGTTGCAAAGACAAGGTTTCGCTCGCACGCAAAGCATGCAAGATAGTAAACCGCAATGCCCTGCTTTGGGGGGTGTTTACCTTCTCTAGCTCTGCGTAAATGTGAGGGACGTCTTGCCACGGGGCAGATTTATAGTGCTTTCCTTTCGGGGAGGCTTCCAAGTGTAGTTCTAGCCCACCCCTCCACTCGAGGACGCGCAGATCTGCGTTTCCCCCTATGAACATGCAGTACTTAAACACAATCCTCAACGCCGAGATCACCACAAACTTTCTACTGTCTGTATACCGACTTATTGCACTTGCGACATCTGCTGTCGTAAGAGAGGAGATCGGGATATCGAGGATTGGGGAGTTTGCGAGTGCGTGCTCGTATTGATAGGCAGTAGAGGCCTTTATTTTCTTAGTTCGCTTCCACCAATCGAGTGCTTTTGGAGCGAGGGTGCGAACAGTCATACATTTATCTAGTTTTGATTTGGACTTAGACTCCCTGCGGATTTCCGCTGGAGACGAGCCGTTTAGTCTGGCCAAGCCAAGTTCCACGGATTTCTTACGCGCTTCTTCTACACTTACAAGATGGGCTGGGCCAAGCCCCATCTCATAGACTTTATGGTTGAAGCTGTAACGATAAACCCAGGAACGGCTGTTCCCCTTCACACGAAGGTATAAATTGTTCCCATCGGAATGGAATCCATCGGGTAAATTTTGGATCTGATTTCTTCTGAGACTCCCCATTCTGTTCTTACTCCTGTTCTTACAGTAACACGTATATTCAACTACCTAGAGTAGTTTCAAAGTATACATATTATGTTGGTGTAAGTCTACAGAAATTAGGGTATTTTTGTTTTCACAGTATACATTTCATGTGCTAAAAAGGTCGATGCGTAGAAGAGAACATTTCAATGATTATAGATAATTTTGTATTACACAAATAAATTTAATGAGAAAAGAACTCAATTGCATAGTATGAGATTCTCAAAAAACACTACGTTGCAGTCGGATAAGAAGATAAATACCTGAAATTCCTTCTCTAAGAGGGAATTCAACGAATTTTGGTAGAGATTTTTACCTAGTTTCATTGAGAAACAGCATTGCAAGGTCTGAAAAATAGAAGTTTGTGTTGCCAGAATTCAGTGCTGCTTTTTGATGGAGTACCCAAGAAAAATTGACGTATAAGCAGAAAAAAGCAAACTTTTTTGTATAGTTCTAGATAAGAAGAAAGAAGAAAAAGTGGAATTTTCGAGATAACTTAGGGAAAACCCTCTTTTTAAAAGGAGAGATACTACCATAAGGGGTTGATGTGGGATTTAAATAAAAGCTATAACAAAATCGTTTTTAATAGAAAATAAGCAAAACCAAGGGAAAACACCTATAGAGTCTAAAAAATAATGAGAATTATTCCTATTCTTAAAATTGTAACAGATAAAAAGTGCATTTTTTGTGTACCTTTTATCTTTTTTAGTCCTAAAAATGAGAATTTCATTAGAGAGGCTAGCGAAATTAGCAAGATGACTAGGGGGGTGGGGTATAGGGTCGGTATTCTTTTTTGGAATACCGATTTCTTTGACCTACTCCTTTGGTCTAATTTTTAGTATCCTCTGAGGGCAATATCTAATCCCTTTAGACAGGTGTGTTTAGCCCCTTAGATCACTGTAAGAACACGCTTGAAATCTCCAAACTATGGGCGTGGCTAGTATGCAATGCCATAGAAGCTCTTCGAAACAGAAACACTATAAGCGAAGCTTTTGGTTTCGTAGAAAACCCCACTCATTTTCAGGAGGATCCCCATGGAAGTTTCTCGTAGAAGTTTCCTTAAGCGTGGATTG